TCTATATGCGATCAAAGAGATAACTTTATATACATCATCTAGCAAATCTTCGTATCGAATCAGTACATAATTTTTAGCAATTTTTGGAAGAACATCTTGTAGATATTCTATTTTGTTTTTTCTTAGTTCAAAAATATTTTTATATCGCTCACCAGTTAGCCAATTTCTATCTTCCATTATTTCTTCGTTATATCTTGGCGATTGTTTATTGTGGTTTATAGAATACCATTCATTTTTAAAAAAATTGTCAGCGTCGTGATTAATTTCTGGTATATGGTGCTTATATTTTAGTAGAGATAATGAATAATCGTAAAAATTACGAACAACACCTATAAATAAAGTATTGTCGCCATGTTTCTGTATACTCTCATTATACCAGCCCCCAAAAAAATGTTTATTTCCAAAATTTTTCTCACGTAATACTGGCAAGTTGAAGGCTGGATTTCCCTCACCACTAAAATCTTTTATGGTTCGTTTTGCGTTATCATAATAATAAGACTTTCCCGAGCATATAGCCTCAAGCCAATTGGTTCCGCTATTTCTTTCGCCATAAATTTTAATATTCTCTATCATAAGCTACCATCCTCATCTCTATCTAAAAAATAGCTTTTAATGTTATTGTAAGCACATTGTGGTGCATCTTCATGCCATTCCCATACACCATTGTGCTTTACAATATATTTTTGGTAATTATGTCCACCAAGCACACTCTCATACCTATTATTGTACATTCTATTGTGTGTTTGTCCATGATATAGATGATCTATTTCTGTGTCAATATAAGAATATGAACCGTCAACAATATTTTTAGCTTTATGATACCAATTATAGGTATCTGTTTGATGTTTTAAATAATCTGGAAAGTCTTGATTTTGAAAAGCGTTTGCCATAATAGTATCTGCCATACCTAAAACTTGATTATCTAAAAATTTAATTTCATCTAATATTTCTCTACGACCAGCCCAAGCATAACCAGATGCCCCACCGGGAAAACAATAGCATCTATTTTTGGTCGATATATTTCTTGTGAAATTTGGTTGCAAATGATATACATGCAAAAATAATTGAATAATTTTGTATTGTTGTAATTGATGTTCTATTTTTTCTAGCAACCCTAAAGGATTAGATATAACATCGCAATCTACCCATGCAACATTGTGGTATTCTTTTGGTAATTCTTTAAGGCCGATATTTAGCAGTGCTTCTTTTTGCCACAAAATATTTCGATCATTGCCTTCTATGCGAATAGCATTTTTGTGTTCTATAAAAAAATTACCATCTAGAGACAGTTCTACAGGGAATAGGTCTGCGAACTGATTTACATTACTGGCAAATTTGGTATAATTCTTTTCTTTAGATTTGTAGCCACAGGGGTTAAAATATGGAGTTATTACTGCTAATTTGTTATTAGTAGTTTTTGTGTCTCTGATTGATAATGTGGGCTTATGATAATTGATTAGTTCTTTTTTATTTTGAAATCTACCTAATGCACGACCGTAAAGATGCCAATGAAAATACATCCTATGTCTATCGTCTATTTTATGCTTTAAACAATAGTCTAATAAAAACGGCAAAACATCTGGATATGATTCCATGTAAAATAGATAATCAAACTCTGGATCAATATCTTTTTGAGCGTAAAATTGTTTTATATCTGTCATATGATCTTCATGCACCATTTGACAACTTCTGATCTATGTTTTAAATGATCAACAAATCTAGTGTGAATAGCATCATCTGTGTCAATATATTCGTTATGCGGTAAATTATACACCTTATTATTGGATGAGTTATGTTTTAATGTAGAGATCGACAGAAGAATATCCTCACCATTTCCTTTTGGCTTTGCTGTTGGGAATTGTTTATTAAAATCATAAATATATGGTAGTGTTTTTATTATAGAATCTCTGTGTGTCATACAGCATCTTGTTAAAACTATTGGGGGGTTGGTGTCATTAGTTTCAATTTGATAATTTAGGAGACTGTCTATACCTCTACCAAATAGTCCATGAATTAAGAATTTATTCTCGCACCAATATTTATATAGCGTATTGACAGTGTATTCGTTAATAAATATATCATCATCAATAAATAATACAGAATCTTCTTTTACTAATGGAACGAAAGAAAATCTAGAAAATAAACTTAAATCTTTACTGGTATTAATAACGTTTACTTTGTGATGATCGTACTTAAATGTAATTGATGGGTTGTTATTGATCACAATAATATCTTTGATAACATCATAATGTGTATAAAAACTTAAAGAATCTATTACGTTTTCTGTTCTAGCCCAATTTAATAACACTAAAGATACTTTATCTTTTACTAAATTATGCTTACTAATTGATGGCTGATATTGATGCGTAGTAGTATGAATAAGACCGCCGTATGCCGCATAGTGATAATACAACCTGTGCAAATCGTCTATATTATTGTCAATGCAATATGGTTGGCAAAAATTGTTAGTTTGTGGATTTAATTTAGCATACTCAATAAAATTAAAGCTATGATTAATTTGATTGGTTTCGTAGAATATCTTTATATTATCCATTTATCAGCACCAAACCAATATGTTACATTGTCTTTGAGACACTGGTTGTCATAAATCTTTTTAATTCTTGGGTTTTTGTTTTTATTTTGAAATAATTTTTGACCCTTTGTGTCCATAATCATTTCATCTTCTCTATTAAAGTGTAGTAAAACCACACCAGAATCTAGCCATTGATCTTGTTGGCCTATAAAGCTGCTTGTTTCTAAGTTTTCTAAATAACTATTTAAAGACCTACCAACAATACCGCAGCCAGTAAAATCAACCGCTGGAATGTCAGTTATATTATTGTGTACATTATGAACTATTTTATCAATACATAATTGCATTATCGTGGAATGTTTTTCAGCACCCATAAAAGCATTGAATATAGCATGGCCGGTTGGACAATAATTATTTAAATCTACAGCAGCAATAAATTTAGTATCTTCTCTAATAAAAGAATCTATATCACCTATGCATAATGTGTCAATGTCACAATAGAATCCCCCTAATTGATACAGAATACATACTCGCCATAAATCTGCTTTAAAAGCACCTATAATAATTTTTTTATATGCCGAAAGAACGTCGTTATCAAAATTATTTTTGATAAAATTTTCACATTCATCATCATCGTATAAAAAGTATTTGTAATTTTTGTTTTTTTGCTGCCAAGTGCCAGTAATTTCTTTTAGTTCATTGGTAATGTTTTTTGTTTTCCATGTTTGGAATAATTGCTTTGGTATTGACATACATTACTCCGAATATAGTTCTTTTTTTCTTTGCTTTAAAAAACTTATAGTAGCATCAAAGCAGGACTCACAAAGATCAACATGGTATGTATCTCCATCTTTGTTCGATAAGTATCCCCACGCCGCAGATAATGTCGCACTTTCTGTACCATATGTTTCGTTAGTGCAACATTCTCCACAAACATCACAATAGGTTGCTTGTGTATTTGCTAATTTATTTAACACAGTTGCATCCTCACTCATTATTTGTTTAGCAATTTTTATTTGATCATCCATTTTTGCCTCTACAATTATCGCAAAGTGTCGTTATCCATCCCTGTTTGTTGGGACTGCCGGGACAACCGCATCTTTCGCAAATTTTATAACTCATTTCTTCTGCCATATCGACAACGCCTCTAATATAATCATCACCGCCAATATAGTAAATTCTAAGACCACCCCACTTTTCTTTTATCTGATCAAACGTTACGGGGTAATAATCTGATTTTTTATTCTTTTCGTACTGCTTAATTCGATAGCAAACACTAGAGATAATATTATACCAGCCAATATTACACTCTATACCAAACGCCATGCATGACTCCATAGGAGTTTTATCTTTGTTTGCAAATAGGTCTGGATACTTTTCGTATAATGTATCCCAAGATTTTTCAGTCATTTCAATAAACTCCACACCTTTATAACTAAAACTATCATTACAATAACAAGTACCACAGGAGCGATAAAGTGGTGGAGCATGATATCAGAGCGTAAATGGATAGCGTAATAATCACTAATCGCATTATCTATCTCTCGCTCACTATATCCTTCACCCTTTAATACCCAGTGTACTTGTTCTTTGGTCAACTGATCCTCAGACCAGTATCTCTTTGCCATGTTTAAAAGCCTAGCATCATCATCAATATTCCTATACATTTTATCATAAGTCTTTCTCCCGCCTTATGTTAAAATAAAATAGGGGTTTGAAGTTATCGCCCCCCGTAAAATTAAACTTCTTCTAGAACTTCCTTGTTTGATTCATAATCTGGTTGATGAAATTTATCATAACCCATGAATACTTGACTAGTAAGAACGCCCATGCCCGCTATTAGCGTTACAACAACGCCACAGACGAAAAGGGCAAAATCAGTCATTAAAATATCTCCCTAGAGTTAGAATACTGGGAACCCAAAGTCCCACAAAAATACCCTGCTCCTTTGCAACATCTGGACTACCCAGAAACCAGAGTGAAACACTCAGGACAAAACTGGCGAAAGCAGCAACAACAAAATAACTCTTACTATTCATAATCAACCTTTCAGTTAAAGTAAATCAAACAATTCTAGTATATCACACGGTATCATGTTTGTCAACGCCTAGAGTATCTTTTGCAGCAATACCACATGCCATTTTTACTCTGAGCATATCCTACGTCTACAACAGGCATACCACTATTACTATAACAGCAATTACGATACGCTTGTTCTTGTGTCCAGCCACTTCCACAACCCTCATATAGACCGGGATGACCGCCAAAATGACTGACATAATTTCTTTCTGCCATAGTGTTAGCAACTCCTTGTGCTGAACTATTATCTACAGCACTATACCTCATACTCGTATAACTACTAGTAGTATAATATTTTCGTCTTTTAGCCTCACAAACATTACTAAGCATAACTAGAGCAATCAAACAAACAATAATCTTCTTCATATAAATTCCTCCTTGAATAAAAGTGGGGGATTGATGCTATCGCACCCCCTTAAAAATTACTTACAATTACACTTCTTAGCACAATCGCAAGTATTGCAACTACGCTTTGTCACGGTAGTTGATCGAACAGTATTACAACAACCGTCGATAATTTCCCGTGTTGTTGAACAGCAACCATCAGATACGCTGTGCTTAACTACAACATATCCTCGTCGCCCAAACAATCCTCTGCGACGAATACGGCAGTCACTACAACTGTCGCATGATTCCTTCGCAACAACAACGCTTTGAGGTTCTGCTGGGGTTGGTGCTTCACCAGCAAAAGCAGAAACAGCAAAGGCTGACAAAATTAGTGCAATAAAAAGTCTCATATTTCCTCCTGAAATTACTAACTAACAAAAACGGCCACCGTAAAACATTTACGATTAAAAACCATTATAGTTTGTGTCTATTAAGATATAAAACAGTTCCTATAACCGATATAATTACAATAAATAATATCCATTTAGTATACAGTATCATTAATCTAATCTTCCGCTCATTTGTGTCCAGATCAAAAGATCAACTGTGGCTAAACTCATGCCGGGATAGTGTTCTTGCATAAGTGACTTACATAGTTCTGCTAAATATTCGTATTTAGTTTTATTTTGTGGAGTATTATTGGGAACCCCAATAACATGGCATTTATCTTTCATCCATCTTAATATGTGAGTATCTAGTACAATTTCTTCACAAAATTCTCTGCTGTGCAGAAGAAAGAATCTACTAGTTTTATGACTAACCCCATAAATATTCATTAAATCTTCACGATTGCAATTTCGCAAGTCTAGGTCGAGACTTTGCCGTATTGCTTTCGTTATTCTATTATACTGACCAACCCTATGGCTGACAAGCAGATTGTGTAATCCATCCTCACCTAATTCTCTAATGCCTTCAAATGGCGTTTGATCCTCTGGTAATTTGTTGAGAAAATTGGCTAGTACCCTGCTGGTTGTGTCGCTATTTTTGCCAGCAACAAGAATACAGAATAACCAAAAGACCTCCAACTCATAGTCAGTTCTATTATAGTTGGTAATTTCTGTTGGGATTACAACATTAGAGTTCGTCATCATTAAAATCCGTTAACCAAAGTAAAGTGTAGACCACAATGAACAACACTAGGGTAGTCAGACTGTCCATTATACTACCCTTATCGGTTAGAGTCAAGAGAGAACTTTAAGATTATTTAGTTTGCGTAGCCCCTCTTTGCCCTTTTGGTATGTAAGGGCAATTTACACAATTTTTCCCACAACAATCTCCTCTTTTTAATAATATTTCTCTACTCAGTGGTTGTGTCATTGGCAACTAATAATTAGGGTATTGGAATTTAAGTAATTTTTCATAATCACTGTTAGTATAAAAACTAATTTTAGCAAGATCGCAAATTTGTTTTGCAATTTCTAATAATAGAAATGTTATAGGATGATAATCTTTTTTAGTATATAACTTCATATGATTATTATTTTTAATAATCTGAGATACACTTATATCACAGTTGTATTCCTTTTCTTTATGTATCATATATTGTGGGTTGTCTACAAAAATAGGTGATAATATTATTTGTTTCAAATGTAGATTTTTTCTCAAAGAATTTTGTACAATTTTATTGTTGTAAAAATTTGGTTGGTACACAACGTAGTCTGAGTTGATTAATAATTCTAATACTTTTTCTTTATCAAATATATTTCTATCAATTTGTTGTTGACCAAATATTTTAATACGTCTGGGCCATTTCCCTTTAACAGCCCATTCATCTACAGTGCATAACCATCTACAATTTGGTTGATCTGGCGTATTTGCAATATAATCGCACAAACCCATCATTTGGCAATTACCAATAAAACATATTCGCTTAATCATTATTGCTCTGATTTAATTTAACTATACTCCAGTATTTTTTACCACAATAGTTATCTACCCATTCTTCTGCATCATATTTTTCAGCGAAAGGGCCGAATACAACATTAGACCATTTATATCCACTAAAATTAGACATATCTAAAACCTTGTTATCTGTACAAATAACTACATACATTATTCTTCACCATTAACTATCTTTTTCATTTTCTTCTCAATACCTTTAATAGTTATATTGACTGGTTTAGATAATTCATAATCATTCTTATATGCAATAATAGCATCAAGTATTCTCCATGCCTCTTGCTTACTAATTGTTACTTCCATTTTAAATTCCTGACGGTATCATTATTTGACAGTTTAGTGTAAAAATTATACCCTTTTTTTCTGGTGCGGGTTGAGGTTCATCAAATTTTATTATATTGCTAACTACCCAACCATACTTATCTTTATCTTCATTCCACCCAAACATATTATCATTGCCGTCTACTAAATGTCTATTATTATCGTCTACCCATGCTTGTTGGTGAGGATATTTGAAACTATGACTAAATGTGATAGTGCCTATAATTCTGGCTTTAAAATCTCCAGACCTACCGGGAGTCTCTATTAAGGCTAGTTCTTCCCCTTCGTATTTTTCTGGCAGAGGATAACTTCGTGTCTCTACACACTTTTCTTTATTCACTAATAAGCGTGACCAAGGACTCTGTATATTTATTCCTGTCATATATTTCTGTTTAATTGTTAAATTCTTCCCATATGAGTTCGCTAAGATAGTTTTTCAACTTTTGCAACTCGCTTATATTCATAGGATGCATACTATCTATATATGAAAAGTGCTGATTATCTTTATTATCAGAACCTCTATAGATTTCTATAGAATAAATATTTTCGTCATCTACTTTTGTTTGCTTATGATTAAACTTAATAGACATAATCTTTACTATGTAATGATCTAAAACAATATAATATGATTATATCTAATACACTATCTACGTCAAGTAGCAACAATTATATTTGATTTTTTTTACTAGCACCAATAATCCGATTTATATATTCTCCCAACTCTTTAAATTCTTTTACGGATAAGTCTCTTAGAGATTCGTCAGTAAACCATTCATCCGGTTTATCTCCATATCTTCTCCAGACTTCTAATTTTATTTTACGAGTATCCGGTGCTTGAACAATTTTAAACTTAGTGTCTTGACTCATTATGACCTCCTTTAGATAAGGGCCATTAATATTTATACACTATTTGCACCATTCCCAGTATCCATAATCCATAGCATCGGCTATATCTATGTCTGGATTTTCTTTCATATATTTAAGGGCAAAATATACTACTTCTACAACTAGACCATACTTTGCAGCATCTTTAATGTATTCTGCTACAATATCTATATCATGGTTCATAATGAACACCTAATTCTTGCACGGTTTCTGTTAATAAACTAATAGCGGTTTCAAAAAAAGTATCCATAGTCGCTGCATTTTCATGCACATCATCTATATGGTTCTCATAATCGACAATAAATTGTTCAATACGTTTACGCAATTCGTCTTGCATCACAACCTCCTAGTAAGAATGAATAGTCCAAGTAGTTTCTGTAATCTCTTTTAATCCAAGAGTTTTGGCCAACTCTTTACCAGATTTAGTCATTTTTGTCTCAAACAGACTGTGGGACTCAAACATAAGGTAAATCGTGTCAATGTCTACATCATACCCGACTTCTCTGTTGTTGTCAAATGACCTGAGTTCAAACGTAATTAAATTATCAAGATCAAGACCAGTATGATTACAAAATGCTCTTAATGCTTTGTCATTATTCTCACGATTATCCTCGTATCCATCTTCCATAGATATTAAGGACTCAAACTCATCAATAAAATTACTAACACTTTCCCTCATCTCTAAATGACGACCTACTGCTGACATAACACCAGTCTTAATTAGTTCATCAACAATATCATTTCTTACAGATTTCTTCTTTAGTTCTTTTCTGTTAAGAAAATCCTGCAACCTAATAGCAACGGCACTTTCTGTATAAATATCACTACCCATTGTTCATCCCTATTTGTTTAGAGTCTCTTTGTCCAGCCTCATAGGCCAATTCTATAATATCATCAAGTTCACAAAATAAACTTTGACTCATATCCATTTGCCACCGTTCATCATCATATCCCGTATGATATACTTCCTGACAAGTTTCCCATAAAATATCTGGAGCATCACCCTCATGGACTAGTCTGTGTACGCATCCGCTATCGGTATAATCTTCAGTATCTTCTTCTGTATATTCTGGGTTGTTTTTAAGATAGTTATCAATAAAATGATTCATTCTGGTTTCAGCAATTTCCGCCCACCATTTATCAAAACCTTCAAATTGTTTTCTTTTACCCATTATTGGTATCCTTGTTCTAGTAACATTCTCACATAACCAATATAACGGTTTGCTGCTTCCCTACTATCAAATTCTGCTACAATATTATCACCATCCGACAGTGGCAGGGTAACTTTTTGACTATTTTTCTCAACAGTCCAAATATCACCATCTTTTACTGCTTGATAGTTATCATTTGCGATTATCATATCTTGTCCTTTAATACATCGTAGTATGTGCCACTATTATCTAGCGATTGAAATAGTCCATCAACATCATCAATAGTATATCCACACTTATGGTATCGTGTAATTCCAGTGGGTGAATTATCTTCAGCACACTTCATGTTCTCATGCAACGCTTCTAGTGCATCCAAGATAATTTCCATATCATGTTTTTCGATATAGTAGTTCATTCTTCTACTTCCTTTATTTCCCAGTCAAAAATATCAAGATCATACAAATCAGCCTGACCAGTTTGATCTTTAATATTAATATCCATATCATGCAATACTTCATTAATATCGGTTGTATCTTCGTCATATTGAGCAAGAAAACTGATCTGCATTGTAATATATTTCTTCATTTTATTTCATGTCCGGTATAAAGAGTTCCCCAATAGTCTCATAAATAAAATCGGCCTAAAATCGTCAAGTAACTCCAAAAAGTCTATTACGATTTCTGTTTCGTTCAACCATTCCTTTTATATCTTTGAGATTCCACTTATTAGCCCACTGGAAATGCCAACCATCACCAATAGGAAGATGAATCAAAGTTAAGGGCTTAGATTTAAATATCATATATTGAGCATATCCGTCCGCTACTACCTCGCAAACTATTTCTCCACACAAATCTCCCGAACCATTAGCAAGACACCATTCTCGCATTTTATCCACCCATTCTTGTTCACGTTGCTGCCAATTTTCTATCGGAAAAAAATCGGGGGTTTCTGCAAGTTCTTGTGGTGGTGAATAAATCTTAGCCATTATTTTTCTCCAATGATAGTTATTTCATATCCGGTATAAAAAGTTCTCTAATATCGTCAATAAATCTGATAGCCTGATCAAGTTCATTAGTCATATCTTTTCCCTGACTAATCTCATTCAATACCCAATTAACCCACTCTAGTTTTTTAAGGTTGCTAATTTCATTCATGACTAGTTTTCCTAATAAATTCAATAAGATAATTCCCCGCATTACTCACACTATCACCATGATCATAACAATAGTTGATAATACTGCCAACAACATTACGCTGGGTTTCGTTGATTTCTAGTGCTTTGGTCATATCCCCATATTCATCACAAAGATAATCTGCCACCGCACAACTATAATCGTTTACGTCTTTGATCTGGTCGATTTTCATAGTTTCCTCCAAGGTTCTACCAGTATACCATCATTATCGTCAGTTGTCAACATAGACTTTAGGCGAGTTTGGCTTTTGGCACACAATCCATTTCTACTACCCATTTATTACCCTTAATATAAGCATAGAAGTAAGTACCATGAAATCTTAATTTAGTCAAAATATCTACCAGTTGGTCTGTATCATTTATATTTAATTCAATCATTATTCCTCCAATGTAATAAAATCATCACCTAATTCTACACTGACTACTATATGTTTATCCGATTCTTGTTTGTGGCTATATCTAAACCATTTCTTTATCTTGTATAAAATTGCTTTAATAAAACTACTAGATAGATCATCTCCTTCTATCTTGATTGTTGCCATTACTATAATAGTTTTTTTCATTTATAAATCCCCGCTTTGATTTCCTTTTGATTTAGGGTTGATTTATATTTGATTTGTGGGAATATTACCCAAATGGCCTAATTAACGGTATTTAGCGTGGGTTTTTTACCCTTTAGAGTTCTATCAATTATATGCAGATTCTTTATGTCCTTATGTTGTATATCTATTAGATTCTGGTGCAGATATTCTCCAATAACTTTGCGTATTAGAGTAATCTCATTATCTGTTAAAAGCACTGTTTTATACATATTTTTCCAACTTTCTCCCAACTACTACTACTAATTATACCACTAGTAAACAACAGAGTCAATAGAAGGAATATAGGGGGTTGGGTTTAGGTTTTTAGGATTGCTTTTTTCCTTAGAAAACCCCTATTTTTATAGGTCGGCTTTATTTAATAAGTAAATTTACCGCAAATTAGTGACTAAATTGGTCTTAAAAACGATAAAAACCCGTTCATTTATGTTTATACAGAAAAGGAAAGGCTAAAAATGGGGGTAAAATGATTCTAAAAAGTGAAAAAATTCAAGAAACATTGTGATAATCCTGACTAATTATGTTTATTCTAGTAGTAGGGAAAATGTTATTAAAACCCGATAAAAATGAGTTTTTTAAATTTGATCCTCTGTTACTGTATGAGTCATAGTGGCTAAGGTTTTAGGATTCTCTATTGTGTGGGATACCTTGACTATACTAATATTAAGAAAACAATCACTTAAATCTGGCCCATTTTCTTTTCTCCATAATTGTACTTCTTTTTCTATTGCCTTACAAACATTCTCACAAGATACATTATCCCTCATACTAATATTAATCATAACAAGTTCGACCTTAATAGTTTAAATAAGACAAAATTTTACAAACCCCTAATTTTCGCTGACTATCTATCATCGCCGCAATCCTAATAGTTAGGGTGATACAAAATCATTCCTCTAATTCTTCCCCATATAAATCAATACTATCATCTTGAACATCTAAATCTTCCATAGTGAAAGATTCTAATATATCACTAATAGGTTTTTCTTCTTTTGGTATCCTTAAATCAATAGCCGAATTCCTATCTAAGTCCTCATCGTCATCTGTATAAAAATATTCAACTTCTTTTAATACTGGTGCTGGTTCCTTATATACAATCGGACTACCATATTGATCCTTATCATAATCAACCCATATGGATATTGCTATTGATCCTGTTCCCATTAAAAATAATACTATAATAATTCCCAAAAATATTTGGCCTAACATTATTCTTGCTCCACGACCCTTTATGTCCAACTACCATATAGTAGGGTTGAGTTTTTGTCGCAGCAAGAAACTGTTGGGTTATCTTATAATACACCGGGCCTTAATATTCGCTGACTATGATTATCTTGGGCAATCTTAATACATAAGGTGGGACAATTAAATTGAAATATAATTTTTTGTCTCATGAATAATATGTAATTCTTTATCAATCAAATTTGCCGAACAACTATAAGATATCCTTTGGCCTTCTAGTTTTGTTTCGGCATCTACCAGATACTTGGTATATACGTTGATACGGTATCTGTTGCCCCATACGTTGGATGCCTTGCACATTATTAAATTTTTTGGTCTACCAATCCTTTGAATTAAAAGATCGCAAACTGGCCCGTCTGTTTCTACTGATATTGGATTCACTTGCATCTTAACCTCCTGTTGCTTATCTAGTTAATAAATTCTTTTAATGGTCTATTTCTGCTTGACTAACTCTATATCTATGTTATATTTATACAGGCCGGGTGGATATTACTTATATGTTAATACACCCTTGTACCTATTCTTAGAATATATTAGGTTAGTAGCAGATACTTGTTTATAGCGATCCATGACCTACTATAAATCATCAAATCTTCACTATTCCTATTAGTACGAATAATACATAGATTATCATCAATACTGTTATTAATTCATTCAATTTATGCTGACCCTTAATATTCGCTGACTATCGCCAATGACCGCAAACCTTATGGATTAGGTATTACAATCTATTAGTAGAATGAACAACATAATATGTATAAGGTCTAAAGTCTAGAGTTTCAAAGAAAAATGGTATTTTTGTATGTTGATACATATCCCGATTATTTCTAATACCTATTTTTTGCCTAAATTCTAGTCCTAAAAAATATTCACTATGAATTACATGTGTTTCAATACGACTATCATTTTGCATCATACCATATAGATCACTATCCATAAATTTATCGCCTAAAGAAATAGATAGTAACAAAATTTTAAGATATAACATAATTAGTCCTCAAGATACATAGAATGGATTATTGTATTCTATATTATTTTTTTCCCTATAGTTTTCCAATAGAGCAACAGCAGACCTTAGACTATTAATACTTTCATCTAAATACCTACTACTATCATTATCCTTTTTATCACCCTTATAATCATTGTGCCAAGTTGCCCGAATCCTAGCAAATTCAATCATATCAATTATATTATTCACAAAACTTCCCCTTTGTATAACCCTATAGTAATCCCATCTTTATCATAACATTTCCCAATAACGATAGAATAAAAACTACCATCATCATACTTCTCAATATAATGCTCAGTATATCTGGCTCCTTCCCAATAATTATCAAATATTTTAACCTTATCTACTGTATTATCCTTAGTAACAATCATTACATACTGTTCTTGTTGCATAATTCAAATACCCTAGATTTTCGCTGACTATAACCATTTCGACCAAACCTAACGGTTGGGCTGAGACAAAAATGATATTACAATAGTTTTATATTTACTATTATAAATCACCTAAGTCCTTATATCCCAACCACTTACAGACGGCCTACTACTATTATATCGGATCAACACCCGTTTGTCCATAAGGGAAAGTCTGTAAGTCCTTGCTATATATACATTTACGTCAATAGTAAACCTATTATTATAACATATCCCTCATTAGGGGGGTGCGGCGGGCCGAGCCGGCCGTAAGTCCTTATGTTGCAAGCACTTAGGTCATTCAAGCAAAGAGGGGCCAGCCCCACCACAAGGCCAGCCCCTCATCGCCACGCACCACGAAAGGAGAGCGTTAGACGGCGTTGGCGAACTCTGTCGCCAGTTGCAACGCCTTGTTGTTGTCAGTGCCATTCTGGCCGAACCAGAGGCTTTCCAGACGGTTGTTGGTATTCCGTCCCTTGGTGTAATTGAGATACTCGTTGAAGCCGTTGTAGGCAGCCCACCAAGTACCCCGTACTCCGGGCATACTTTGCTTCGGCCCTTCGATTGTAGCAAGAATCTCGGTCAGGATATTCTGCGTCCGAGTCTTGATGTCCTCTGGAGCCTTTTTGTCTATCCCAAGCAGAACCTTGACATACTTTTGTACGTCAGCCTGATTGAAGTCTCGACTAGCGAGGAACCGATACTGTTCCGCAGTAGCCTCAAACTGAGCGTTGATATTGTCCATGATGTCACGAACATTATCTAGGGCAGTCTTGCTGCTGCGAGTATGTCGGATTCTCAGTAGATTGCTCTCCTTGTGAGAGTGAGCAAAAGCCAAGGTATTGACACACACAACCCGAATTGGCGTATAGCCTACACGGATAGCGGTAGTACCATCGTGACTGTTGGACAGAAGGATGAACTTCTGCACCTCGTCACCAGATACAATCTCGCTAGGGTCACGGTTCAACTGGGCAAGAACCCAGACCTTTTGACCATTACTCAGCGAACCGCCAGTATGCAGGCTGCACTCGCCAGCATCGACGAACGGCTGGAACCATTCAAAAGCATCCTTGTTTTGGAGCGGGACATATCGAGGCCCAACAACCCCCAGAATACCATTATAGTCCTTGCGATAGGTAGCCCGTGCAGGAACATCATAACCGTCTTTGGTTACAAGATCCTTGGTTCCAACTTCCCAATTCAACCCACTGGCCTCAATGGCCTCGCTGATTGTCGGAGCAGATTCCAACTTCTCACCAAGACCGTGCCAAGGAGTAGCACCAGTGTAAAACATCGTTTCAACATTAGCAGGCATTTCATTGTCCTTTCGTTTGTGGTTACTTGCTATGCCTTGAGTATACCATACTTATCGTCCATGTCAACCCCCTTGCTTGAGAATTTTCTTGAAAAAACGTAAGTCGTTGGTACACAAGCACTTAGCTCCGGCCCGGCCGGCCGCCACCCCTCAAAGGTAGGGTATACCTAAATCTCGCTTACAATATTCAGGACAATTCCTATAAGATGATTCTTCTGGCATATAGCAATAAACACCTACGCATTTAGATCGTGGTGTCTCACGCCTAATGTTTTTCATTATATGTTTTACAGTACCACCAGAACAGATAAGATCGTCAATAATTATATAACATTTACTACTAGGGCCTTCCACCAGAAAGTCACTGTATCCATCCTTTTGTTTACGAACAACAATAATATTTTTCTTGAGTAATTCAGCAATCTGTGGAACCACCATCAAGCCGCTTGTGCCACAACACGCAATACTATCATAATAAATATCTAACTTATTAAGTTTAGCATAAGCATTGATAATTATTTTATTACGATATTTGTGATTAAGAATACGGCTAGTATGTGCAGCACCCTGAATGATACTACCATCATCGTTTCGTCGAAACTCATCAAGTTGTTGTTCTAGAATATTCATAGCTATAAGGACTGGTGGCCAGATTCGAACAGGCTAGAAGTGATTATTGTGTGTACCCACCACACCGCACCAGTCGAGAAGGAGAGATCAGTATTCTATTTCGTCACTAATTTCTTCGTAATAGTTACTCCAACTTTCTAGTTCTTGATCTTCTTGGGCATAATCATCTTCATAGTATTCATTATCATTTGTCATGGACTCAATATAATCAGTGCTATTATCAAAAATATCATTGTTGCCATCCTCAAGGAATTGCCATTCAAAATCACGCATATTTCTCTCCTTCTTTGAGAAACCACCGAACCATCAACAGTACCCCCACTAGGACTCGAACCTAGAACTTACGGTTTAAAAGACCGCTACTCTAACCAATTGAGTTATGAGGGCATGAGTAGGACGCCGAGGAGTCGAACCTCGCTATGATTACCTTATAAGAGTAACGGATGCTACCGGCTTACCTTGCGTCCCGTATTGTTTCATTCTATCACACTTATCGGCAACTGTCAAGTGTTTCCTTTAGTCTAACTGCTCCGGTAGGATTCGAACCTACAACCCACAAATTAACAGTTTGCTGCACTACCGTTGTGCTACAGAGCAAAAACTACGGGGCAGGGACTCGAACCCCGACAAAGAGGACCAAAACCTCTTGTGCTACCATTACACCACCCCGTAATTACTTTTCAAATAAACCTTGTAAAAATGCACATAATATTACTATACCAAATAGAATTCCCCACCCACCCTGAGCGAAACATGCCTTGAGTAGACAGGCCATAAAAATAATACCTAAAATTAGCAAACAGCCACCGAAGCCGTTATCGTTTTGATTAGGATTACGCCTAGCCTCACGCTCTGCGTCTTTCCAGCACCAGTATAATAGAGTTGGATGATTGAACATTTCAATACTCTGCTAATGCTACTCTCCGAGCATCCATTCTGGTGCGAATTCTGCGAGGCCGGTTATCATGACTACCAGAACCAGAACGATGGCTGTTGTGTCCACGGGCTAACTCCCAAGGTTTCTTTACTTTAGTTTTTATCTTACCGTACTTACTCACTTCCTCACACCTCTCTTGAATATACATCGAGATTATCGCCGCCCCAGCATGAAGTGGCCTACTTTTGAATATGTCGCTGTTATATCCTGCATTGTATATTTACCTGACTTGACCAAAGCCCTCTCTGCCAACAGATAACTGGTTGACATTATTCGATGATTGACACCATCTTTGGTCACTATTACGAACTCTTTCATCCTTCCACCTCCACATCAACTTGGTCATATTCGCCATCAAGAGCATACTTGAACGCTGATGCAACAGATTCTAGGATATAATCATTACGACATATTTCCACATCAAGATCATCATCTTCTGGTAGCGACAACCACTGCTCGCCACTAATCAACTGGTCTACATCGTCCCGATCTCCAATATACTGGAACATCGTACGGCTAGGATCAGCCTCACACCATCCACACACACTTACAATAATCCTGCTCATATTCTACTCCCAATTCCTAAACAGTTCCAATCGGATGCCAACGTCCATTGTACCCTCTAGCGGGCGTTTGTCAAGGTCTATTGTTTTGTTGCAAAATAGAGAAACCTTGCTGGTGGTCACACAACCACTACAAAAGACTAGGATGATCGCCAAACATAGTCGATATACCATTCTACTACCTCCTGTAGACTAATATCGTCATCCTCAAGGATTTTCTTGACTTTTTCTGTCTGGTTTTTGCTCATGGCACTCATCCTACTATTTAGGTAGTTGAGTATTGTCTTGATTTTTTCTTCTTTATTCATAGTAGGCCCGGAGGGATTCGAACCCCCAACCAACAAATTATGAGTTTGCTGCTCTAACCATTGAGCTACGAGCCCGAAGTAGCCCCAAGAGGAATCGAACCTCTATCGACGGTTTAGAAGACCGCTGTTCTATCCGTTGAACTATGGGGCCAAAGAGAACGCCAGACCAGCAGATTATTCTACTGGCCTGACGCTTCTTTGTCAAGACTATGCCTCGACAGTTTCTTCGGCCTCAACCTTGGCCTTGGATGCCTTGTGACCGTCGCCAGCCTCGGCAACACCGATACCGAACTTGCGGTTACGAGCAACCTTCCAGCCTTGCTCACTATACTCCTTGACACCATCAGCCTTGACGAGTGCAAGAGTATCCTCTGGCAGACCGTCAGTAAGAGCCTGACGAATGGTATCCTCAATCACTTCGGTATCAAGAGCGTCCGAAGCAATCGTCACGTTGAAAGAAAAAGCCTTCATGGTAAACCTCCAAAAAAGTAAACTAAACCCAAACTGTCTACAACCAGTATACACAACTGATTGCCGCTTGTCAAGTGTGCCAGAGGGTTTCTTGTGTTGGCTTCTGGTCACTCGCTTGCGTTTCTATCATTCTACCATATAGTATCGTCTTGTCAATACCCTTCTCTTGAGAAAATCCAAAAATATTTTGCGATAGCGAGAGTATCCCTTGCTTTGGGGGTATAGCTAAGTCATTGGTATATAAGCACTTACGGCCTGGCCGGCCGGCCGATTTGGGTAAAATAAAACCCCGCCACATTTCTGCAGCGGGGTAATATGAAACTATAAAATATAAATACTTAGCACTAGCCTCCGAATTTTATTATGCTACTTCTTCATCCTCATACCATTCATCCATATTATATTCTTGGATAAGATGATCTGGAAAATCTCGCCACTCACCCTCATAAAAATTATCCACACCGTCAATCCAATCTCCACAGAATCCCATACCCGGTTCAAAGTATGATGCGTCAATATCAAAACCATGCTCACGCTTCATGAAACTATAAAACCCAACAGGCGGCGACCATGCACTGTCGAATGATAACACCAAACCTTCTGGATTGTCGCTATAAAAAGCGTCCTCACCACCAACGTCCCACTTGGTTCCCCAGTTATTCACACGCCAACTATACCAATCTACGCTGCCATCAAGCGTTATAGGTTTACCTTCGCCAAGCAACTTGGTTGGATCGTTTGGATCTCTTGGGGTTGGCATAAAGTGTTCCATCAACTCCCCACGCTTGTAAGCATCAAGCAACTCGTTGAGTTTAGCAGGATTATCGTGGTTGATCGTCACATTATTAGCACACCAGTTAGGCATAACATCTCTCCTCTAAAACGTAAACACGGTTTCCGTCTGTCACCAAACTATCGAAGTGATAGTTGTCCCAATCAAAATCTCCCTCATCATCTTCTCGTCGCCACACGGGGTCAACTATAGGATTATACCGCAAGCGTTCAAGGTTGTCAATAGGTAAATCACCAGTAAATCTTGGAAAGTATTTATCACACTCAACCCATCCACAAACATCCTTCTTGCCTGCATTATAGACCTTCTTTGCTGCGTTTTTCTTGTTGATTAGTTTACAACCTAGCATCTCGATTTGATATTTGCTAGGGTCTAAATACTGCACTGATCCATCATAAGCCCTAACTTGCCAGTGCATATAGTGTTCGCCACGTTGCAAGTGAAACCTAATCCTATATTTCATCTTCATCCTCCTCGTCATCCACACCGAACATATTCTTCCAGCAGTTATCGCAAGTGCCAGAAATTAGCAACTCACGCTCTGCTGCACTCAAGTAGCCAAGTATATCTTGAATATATCCGTTACCATTCATCCAACTGTCAATATCATTACGATTAGCAAGAATCTGGTAAGTGATTCCACAATGCTTGCAAGTAACATCAAAAACCTGACCATTAGCAGCAACCATAATAATCTCCTTTGGCTCTAGTATACCTTATCGGCAATCGTTTGTCAAGAACTTTAGTTTTTCGCTGACTATGTCCATTCTGTCCAATCCTATAGGATATGGTGAGACAAAAAAACCGCCTTGCCCCATGAAACAATATCAGGATAGGTCTTACAGGCGGTTTATATTGTTGGACGGGAGGACTTCTCTCTCCTTTCCTCCCAGTATACATTATCGGCAATCGTTTGTCAAGTCTTTAGAATACCAGCGGAACCTTTTACGCCCCGGTTCCTGAAACCGCCCACGGAAATCCTCCCTAGAATCGGCATGGGTACCCACATAAGACCGATTCATCTGGCTCTTGGCGACGGTTGCTGGCAAATTGTGCGGTCACGGACACTAGGGAGTTGCACCCTACAAGCATTTCCGATTGCTGGGCCATAGTACCTTATGGCTACTTGCAGTCTCAGGTACGAATGCTTGGAAACTGACTTCGTGCCGTGTGTTTCAAGTATACATTATGTATCGGCGTTGTCAAGGGGTAATCTTGAAAAAATTTTGCGGTGAATACGACCCTATTCCCAGCACAGAATGCGGTGAATCCCCCCATTGGTGGGGTCCGGCCGGCCTGGCCGAACGTAAGTCCTTATATACCAACGACTTACACCCAGCCCTCAGCCTCCATCACTTCAACAGATGGAATAACCATAGTATCTCCATCAGCACTAATATATCCACGAAAGCCACGCTCGTCAATATAAAAATACTCGTCCAGGGTATCGTTTTCATTACACTCCCACAATACTGTTCTACAAGCATCGAACACGCTTTGACTAGTTGAGTATATCAGTTGTAGACTGCCAGATTGAATATAGTATTTAGCCATCGACATTCACCTCCGTCCAGCCGTATAACATATCCCGGTCACACTCAACACACACTGGTGTACCATTCTGTTCATACCAATCGGGCGTGATGCCAACTTTGTCATGACAATCTTCACACTCCCAGTATGATATAACATTCTCGTCTTTGACTACTTTGAACATAGTAAACTCCTCAGTGTGATGGAAACAGTACGTTACCCAGGCCCTTGACGCACAAATTGCAGGCGACACTATTCTTGGTTGGGGTGCAGGTCACAACACCACGACCACGACGAATCTCAGGGCAGGTGACATACTTCTCGTTGTCGATGACAACCAACTTGGGCAGACTGTCACGCCACTGTTGAGCCTTGACTTTGCCACGCGGACGCTTGGTGGCAATCTTCTGGTCACTGTCACACCATGCGAATAGTTTGAAACCGACCGCTTTGGCATCGAGAACGTCCTGAGCGTTGTGAACACTAGCATAGACGGCCATATACTTGTCCAGACTAACCAACCGACTATCGTAGATATGAGTGTAGAACCACATATCGGGCAGACTACCGCCATCGGCAAGAATACTCTCACACGCCCAGACTACGTTATCGACATAATCAGTGTCGAGTTTACCATCGAGGAACCAGTCACCACGCTCATGCCAGCGGATAGACTTGCCTTTACGTTCTGCGTCAATAATCATCGAGCGAATACGCCCGCGTTCCGTGATGACATTTTGCATACCAGCAGGACGCACACCGGGGTATATCTTCTCAGTTTGCTCGGCATAGCAGCCGTTGCCAAGGAACGCACAAGTAGGCGGGCAAGTATCGCCAACGGGGCGACTCACGACGATGCAGTTTTCCTTGCCTAGTTTATCGTTGCCGTTTGCTGTTTTCATGATATTGTTCTCCGTGGTTGTCTCTCCAGTATATCATATTATCGTCAGTCGTCAAGTAAAAAATCCAAAAAAAATAAAAATAATTTTTGGCACAGTATTTGCTATTGACCCTTATACCCCCCAGAATGGTGGCCCGGCCCGCCTGTTAGAATGTAAGTCCTTTAGATACAACAACTTACAATTAGGGCAATCATATTTAAAACAAACCACATAAACATACAAACATTATCCATAGCACTTCTTTCTGTATAAAGGGTTAGAATACATACACCTAGACCCCTCATTTTCGCTGACTATATCCAATTTAGCCAAACCTAAAGGTTTAGGTGTGACTATAAGATATTACCTTACCCTCTGGAACTAGTCCCACAAGATAAAGTTTTTCTAGCATTATGTTTTTTCCAAAATTACTTTCTGCTATCTTATGAGCAGTCCATTCACTTTGATGCTTGACATATCCCAGAGTGTGATGGTTTTGAATCACGGCCCAGGTGTATTCCAGAGGCTTGTTTGTATTCATGTTTCGCATTATACCATATATCGGCATGGTGTCAATAGAAAATCCAGAAAAAATGCCAACCACCCATTAGAGGGACCCGGCCGGCCGAGCCGCACCTAAGTCCTTGGCTAGCAAAGACTTAGGGCGGTTCACGGCACACACCACGGAAAGAGAGTTATGCTACCACACTGCCAAACAATGGCTTGCGGCAATTCTTGACACGCTCACAGTAGAACTGTCGGATATTACCGTCTACAGTCTTGCAAGTTACAAGGTGATTGGTGCGTTGGAACACCGGATCGTTGCGACGATAGTTACTTCTAGCGTTCATGCTAGCAATAGTTTTATCATCAAGACGGATGGGACTTTCAATAACCCTTGCGAGAACACGCTTAGGGTCGCCATGCAGTGGCTGCATATACTCGAAGTTATAAACTTCACCAGTCTTTGCGTTGCACAGTTCAGCACGACTACCGCCATAGACGGCATAGACACCGAACATCACAAGAGCAATAGCACCAACCCCAACAATACCAGCCATCATCATTACGTTTTCCATTGTAAAAAACTCCTAAAGTGTGAAACCAAACCTAAAACCATTCTACCATAAGGGAAGACACATGTCAACCCCCAACTAGCATATTATCCTCAAACGGCGTACCGTCAGCAAGGAACCACTCAAAATTCTTTTGGAAAATCTTGACTGGGCTATACTTGTTGATTCGTTGCTTGGTGGTGCTTGTTCGCCACCCACCGCTATTGAGTTGAACCATACCATTCTGGTAAAATCGCACAACCTTGGTTCCGTGCAGTTCAACAGAAACGCTACCGTCACGCTCAATATAGGCGTATGTATTGTTTCCAATCTTACGCTGTCCACGGTTACGCTCACCAAGAACCATCTGTGTTGCTTCAACGTGTGTCATCTTTTGTCTCCGTGTGGTTGCTTTCCCTACTAACTATATCGACATTCTACCATCCAAACTTTAGCCTGTCAAGCAAAAAAAGAAAAAAATTTTGCCACCCCCTCAATAGTGGGGCCCGGCCGGCCTGCTTGTTCGTAACTCCTTTATTCCCAACCATTTATAGCCCATAGAAAATTCTCCTTAGTTAGATTCCTAAAGATTTCGATACCGTGTTCATTACGATTCTTTCCATGCTTACTATAAGAAATACTATAGCCCGGCTTTTTGCCTGTCTCAATATATGTATAGTGCTTTGATGCCCAATCACAAAGTTTGCTTGTATTACCAACCCTAGCCTGTATACCGTCTGGCCGAATAAACACAATCACCGTCACATCACTTTTGTGTGGCTGAATACCCTGAAAAGCATAATCCTTGCCCTTAGTCTTAGGACGAGAACCCTTGCATTCTACACTGATAATCTCATCATCCATTTTGATCTGAACATAAATATCACCAGTTTCCCTACTATTACCAATAGCAGCCTCAAACCCTGCATCAATCAACCATTCATAAATAATCCATTCAACCTTACGCCCACCCTCTGAACTTCCGGTACGCATCATATCAATAGACTCTGGACTTGTAAAACCGTCAAGCCTATCGGCATACTCTGCATCAAAGTTAGCCTTAGCCCTCTGAAAGATACGCTGGTTGATAAAGCCTTCGTTTTGCGTGGCGGTCAGCATGATTTTCTCCAAAAGTGGTGAGTTGTTTGTACCAGTATAATAATATTATCGGTATTTGTCAACTGTTTTTTGAGAAAAAATCTAAGTCATTGAAAAATATAGACTTAGGCACGATTCGTGCGGCCGGGCCCCCCGATTAGGGGGAGAACCCGGCAACTGTAGCATTACTTTCGATCAACCCTATCACTATCGTAAGGATAATTCCAGCCGTAAATGCTAGACTCATAATGTATATAGTCTTTTTCTGTCGCTCCGTCATCTTCTCGCTCATATTCGCTCTCCTTAGCGTTTAGAGTTTGATTCAAGTACCAGCACAACAGTGTACCAGCAGCATATCCTATCGCCAAACTAGCAGGGTCTAGTTGAATCATTATAGTACCTCCTCATAACTAAAACTATCAACCTCACCCACAATATTTTCCAATGCTCCAGATATTGCAACAAGGTTCTCTTGTCGATCAACCGCTTCGCTCAGGTCAATATCATCTACAAACACTGTGCAGTTGAAATATTTGACATCTGTGTTTACCGTTGTTATATCATAGCAGTTATATTGTCTCATCAGTCATCCTCTCCATAGTAACCATAGTCCTCATCGGTTCCGAATCCTGCATCACGCATGGCCGAATCAAAATCCCCATCCATGCCATCATTGTAATAATCATCCTCGTGGTAATCGTACACTCCTTCCATCATCTCGTCACAATAACCTTCAACGTCAACAAGTCCGTCAATTTCATCATAGTCCGAATTGTAAATATTCTTTCCGGGTGTCATCAGTAAGCCTCCTCAGTGTTCCAAACTTCATCAAACAAGTCTACTCCGACTACATCCATCCAGTCAAGAGGGTGTGAGCCAATATCTTCGCAAGGTTCAACGATTCCTTCAGCCTCAAGAGCAGCAATCAGTAGCGTGGCGTTAATATCGTCCATTCTTGATTCTCCGTGGTTGTTGCGTGTCATGCTCGAATTATACTCCTTAGATCGTCCAAGTCAACCCCTAATCTTGAGTTTTTTCTAAAATTGTGTCCAGATAAATTTCGTTCTGCGTAAGCACATAGCCATACTCACATTGGGGGGTATAAACCCCAAAATAAACCTTGCCGTTATCGTATCCTTCAAAACCAACGAACATTCCAAAAATCGTGTAGAGCGTCATCATCTTTCATTCTCCGTGGGTTATTCTTGCCAATACTTTATATATCGACAATCCACCCCAGATACTTTACAGAAAAACAAAAATTTTTGCTGACTTTCGCTGGCTTTACCATCTAAGCCTTAGCCTGACGGCTTAGGTAATACAAGGTAGTCAACCCCCCAACCGAGGGGCCCGGCCGCCCTCGCCGCTCGTAAGTCCTTTATTTTCAACTACTTACGTTTACCACTGAACACTAGCCTAGCAAACATTACCATAAAAACAATATGATAACATACGGCCAGTATCCAACCATATTCATCAAGCCAAGGCCCCTCATCAATCAACGGTCTCATACTCATCCTCATCAACTACATACCAATCCCAACCCTCATCATCTATACCATACCATGCTTCTAGTTCATCCCAAGCATCATGGTATCCATCCTCATACCCTTCATCATACTCAGTCATTCACAACCTCTCTTGTAAAACATGCGTCGTCAACTTCGTATCGATCAATACCAGTATCATTCCATGCTACATGGTCAGGAGTTTCAATTGAACCCAACTCCCGCATAGTTTCAATAAACTCGCTATAACTAGCACAATCGCTAGCGATATTATAGAGTCCTTGGTCGTTTTTGATCCAGAGGACAACATTCCATGTTGCGTAATTACTGTAACCGTTGTAGCCACTCATTTTCATTCTCCGTAGGCTGATTCGATCTTCTCACCACTATCACAGCAATAGAGGTTTTCATCTTCCCAGTTTACTTCACAGGCAACCGCCTGCCAACCGTCAGTTCGTTTGTGCTTCACAGAATGCAAAACCAAACGGAAGTTTTCTTGTACAGCGTCGAAACTCATGGCCTCGCCGTCGTTCATTACAAAATACTTCGGGTATCCTCCGGGCCAAGCGTATCGGCCTGAGCGAACATAGTTTTTCAATTCTTGCGTTGTCATATTACAATCCCCCTAAACATAGTACCAAACCGCAAAACCGGCATCAATCAACCATTGCCACTCTGTCGTGACAGGGAAACAAGTTCCATTACTAATCACTCGCTCGTCACCACTGAGCGGATCACGAATCCGAATTTCATAAATAGTCTGTATACAAGCCATTTCAATCTCTCCTATTCTGGCAACCTTCCTTCAACAATTCCACCGTGCAGATCCAACTCATGCCGAACCAGATGAACAGGAACATACGGATATACCGTGTCGGTGTATTCTTCATCCTTTGGATAACCCTTGCCAAATTGGGCGGCTTCCGAGAATTCCCGGAATCTCCAACTTTTTGGAACCTCGCTAGGGTATCCACACTCTACATGCGAGTATGGGCCGTGGTCGCTTCGTGGTGTGCAGTATGCAGTCTCACGGGCCTGAACACTGATTGAGAAGCCGTCGCGGCAAATGATTCGTGGGTTGTGTGCTTTCATTTTTGTTCTCCTTACTTTCTATATCGGAATTCTACCACAGCAAACTTGAATGTCAAGAGAAAAATCTAGAAAAAATTATTTTCTTTTTTGGCACAGCATTTGCTCTGCGATCGTAAGTCGTTGGGGCGTAAGGACTTATGGCCGACTCGGCCGGCCGGGCCCCACCAAAGAGGGGGCTATTCCTTACACCAATCTTTCTATAAATATTACCACAACACACACCATAAGAAAGAGCATAACAGCCAGGCCGTCATTGTTAAGTTTACTTTTCATTTTCTATTCTCCGAAAGAACTTCAAACCAGTTTGTTCCATTCTTACCTGTCAAACTTTTTTCAATCTTTCCAGCCAAACAGGCTAATGCTATTCCCCCAAACTGTTCTGAGTATTCCGTACCTATATTAGTATTCCTTGCTATATCTAATAGTTTTTCTTTTTGTTTTTTTGTTAGCATAGAAATCATTGCTTCTTCAAAATTATTATAGCCTGTTTTCATTTTCATTCTTGCTCCATTTCCTAAGCCGTTCAGCACGACGCTGTTGGGCAAAACTAACAATTCGTTCTTCGCTACGATCAAACACCACGGTGCAGTGTTCGCCACACTTTGGGCAAATTTCGTGGTCAATTTGTGAGCCACTCATTGGCTCGTTGCAACAGTCGCTTTGAATCATCATTCCCATTTTCATTCTCCATCTTGCCAATAAACATTGCACCAAACACCAAACAACTTGAAGGCTTTATACCTTGCAGCCTTCTCTGTACTAGCGTACACGTTGCCAAGATACTCATCTTTCTTGTAGCATTCAAAATAACCGCCAGCATAGCGACGATAGGTACTGAACATTTGATACTTACTCATCTCTTTCACTCTCTCTCTTACTTACTTACTAGCACTCATCCAATAGTAAACTTCGTTTGCAACACGCTGTCGAGTTGCTTTGGTAATGGATACATAATCCATTTTACGATCGTACAGTGAATAGGAACCGTCGTGGTGTTTGACGATTTCGCAATCCATCTTTCTAGCATACTGTACCAGATTCTTCTCAACGGTCTTGAAACTAGGCTTTCTCATTCTCATTCTCTCTTTCTTTTCAGACATTATACCAAAGATTTTCTGTTTGTCAACCCCGCCGCTGGGGGATCACTCCCAATTATTTTCTCGATAGCGTTGAACACTCTTGGCAGCGTGGATGCCATTGAGAACCGACAGCATCTCTTCGGTTCGGCGATAGTTTGGCAGTTTGTGTTCTGCTACTTCAATCCACACTGAGAGCATTTCATTGCTCATCTTGTGGAATTGCTCTTGAAGACTGTTGTATTGTGCTTGTAGCGTTGTCATTTTTTTCTCTCTTTCTTTCTCTCTTACTTCTTATATCGACATTCTACCATACGAAACTTGAATTGTCAAGAGATTTTTCTGCATTTTTATGTCAAGAAAATTTGACAAAACTTTCTGGTATTTTGTGTGCTTTTGGCACGGCATTTGCTAATACCCCTCGCAAGTGGGGTTCGGCCGGCCGGGCAGGCCGTAAGTCCTTACGTAGCAACAACTTACGAACGCCCACCCTAATGAGGGATCAACTCCACCCTGTACCACCCCTGATCGCCCGTTCAGTTTCCCAAGCGTATTCCTTCTCCAGCCAGTCGGCATGGCGAAGTCGTCGCAGCCTCTCACGAACGGCAGAGCGTACCATATGGGCCACCAGCCTATACTTTGCTGGGGTGTACGTTTGAGCATTATCGCTCAAGTCTTTCCCGCCTTCCCGGATCCAAGCGTCAAGTTCTCGCGTTGTCATTTTTTCGTAGGTTGTCATTCTATCATTCTCCAAAGGGTGACGATTCGCTTTCACTCAGTCTAGCATATTGGGCAGCCAACGCAACCACTCTTTCGGGGGAGCCAGGCTTTCCTACCTTTTCAATCATGTGGTCATTCCCGCCCACCAGTCTCTTATCGACCGACCGACGGTTAGCCTTTACAATTTTTCTCAATTCTTTTCGATTGAACTTGTGAACCGTTCCGTTCTGCTCAACACCTTTCCAGATTAGGGTACACTGATTCCAAGCGTCAGTGAGAATCGGGTATTGTTGCATGAGTTTTTCAGTATTCATTCTTTCGGTTTCCTATCGGGTGGACAATACTTGACGGGCTACGATTAGAGCGGCCTTTACGGTTTCGACCTCCTCGATCCTAGTATAGTTCGGCAGTTTATGTTCTGCAACCTCAACCCATACCGAAAGAAGATCGGTTGTCATGGTGTTGAAATACTTGCGGTAGTCGTTCATACTTGGGTAAATCGTCATTTTGTTTTCTCCTTAGTTATCCAAAGTCTAGCAAATTTTTTTGTGTTGTCAACCCCCACAAACGGGGGTAGCAGGATATTCTTCGGTCAGCACTTCACAATGCTCACCGCAATCGTTGCAGATACCATATTCGATATGGCAATCGTCAAGATATGAACCGCAGCAATCTGAAATGTAGAGGATTTGCATTTCCATTTTTATTTCTCCTTAGTTTTCTTTTCCTTATTCCTTATATCGACATTATACCAAAGCAATCTTTAGTCGTCAACAATAATTTTGGAATTTTTATGTCAAGAAAATTTGACAAAACTTTCTGGCATTTTGCTCTCGTTTGGCACAGCGTTTGCTAGTGGAACACTTGTACACCCCCACCACAGAGGGGGCCGGCCGGTCGAATCGCTTGTAAGTCTTTATTTACCAAGCACTTACCTTTGGCTAGCAATTCTTTTGGGGGATAGATCTACTCCAATATGGGGTCAAGCATATTCTCGATTCAGTTCGTTCTGCCAAAAGCGGACCAAGAGTGGATCTTGTGAAACCTTAGCAGGAAAGGTATCTGCTGATTGAACAGCAAGAACTTGATTGTTCTGCGAAAGAAAGATTCGCATCTTATTGAGGATAGTGTACCGAACGCCGTTTGCTTCGAAGTAGGGGATGAGCTTTTTCATGTCTTTTTCCTTTTCTTTCTTGGTTACTTGTTATGTCTCAAGTATATACCTAGTATCGTCAGGTGTCAAGTACTTTCTGAAAAATTTTTTTATTTTTTTCTAGTGCAAATATCATGCCAAAAGTTTTTTCTTTTATTACCCCACCAAAGAGGGGGCCGGTCGGCAGACATACACGCAAGTCTATATCTATCAATACCTTACATATATACCTACCTACATAGGGGGGTTTTTTTGTTTTGCTTGGGTATGTGTTCGCTGCTCTGAAAAAGGGCGGGTGGTCCAAAAATAGTAAGCACTATCTATATAAAATGTAATACCTAAACTATCAAGTTTGCCCCACAGTATCCCCAGATCCTACTAGCTGCCTTAGTTCTTGAATCACCCCCTCATCAAACCCCATATCTTCCCCATACTCCCTATTACATATCTTTGCTAATTCCCCATCTGAATACTCTTCCCCAAAATATTCCACTAACTTTTCCGCCTCTATCCCCCACCTAGATACAGCATCTCTTCTGTATAAATCCCCCACCTTGTCTTGAATCATTTGAGGCTTATATAAACTTAAATCAAATCTCATTGCTCTTATTGTGCCCGTTTGATATGAAGTACCTAATTTGGCATTGCATATATCTTTAATTTCTTCATCTGTCTTTGACTGATAGTATTCTTTTATCACACTAGTCGCCCCTGTCAGATCCGCATTCTTTACTCTTTTTCTATTTCTTGATTTGCCCTTCATCTTATTTTTCATTTGGCTTAATTGCCGAGGTGTTAGTTCTAATCCATATTCCGTATTTAATGCCTTAGCTATTTTTACATTACTGTTTCCATACTTATCCCCACAATTCTGTATAAATTCCTGTATATCTTTTCTTCTCCACAACTTTGTTCGCATAGCTCTTTTGTTATAGTAAATATCAGGATAATTATCTCTTAATCCTAATTTCTTTTCCCATCGATAAACTGTCGCTGATATGCGAACCCCTTTTCGTGTACAATTTCTTTTCCATCCATATAATGTTGTTAACTTATCTGCGTCACCTTCCAGCCTCACCCAATCTTTTTCAAATCTTTCTGGAAAATCCCCTCTTTTATCTAAACTATTTTCACTATAATTTCCAGATGTTAAATGATCAGGATTATAACAACATCTATTATTACATAAATGACGAACTAATTCTGGATATTCATTGTGCTTTTCGTAATAAGCTGCTCTATGCTTAAATATATGTTTGTCTTTGCTATTAATACGAACCTGAATTCTAGCATATCCGCCTGAACTTACACTAAGACTTTCCTTACAAGGAGTACCATTATAAAAATTCTTTTCACTATATTTAAAATGTTTTGTATAGGCTTTACTTTTAATACATTTATCTAACCATGGCTTAATTTCATCTATATTAGATGCCACCCAATTATTTAATAAATTCCGCTTCACCCACTTATGCTGATATTCACGTTCTTTGCTCATGACCACATTTTCATTACATCGTTCCAATACCACAAAAACCATCTTATAATTTTTATTCTTATAACACTGTATTAACTTTTTCGAAGTTTTATTAATTTTCCGTCCAGAAGTACCAGTCAAATTCCTAACATGTTCTTTACATCTAGCTATAATATCAATACTATTTCCAATATAAATTTTCACACCATTAACATCATTTCTATAAAAAACAATTCCGTAAATCCCACTAATCTTTTCTTTTGACCCAAAATAGATTTTTTCATATTTTTCCACCTGGTCCATAGTTAATATTTGCTTAGTCATCATCAACGCCCTTTTGTATAAAAATAGTGTATACCTATAATAGACAAAGCAGAACACAACCACAAACTACAGGCTTATTATGAATAGTATATACGTATCTTATGGCTCAAGAATTTCTAAATCTAATAGAAATTTCAATTTTGCCTCAAACGAAACATTTGCCGAAAATGATGATGGTGATGTTTTATATCCTGAAATTGATTCTAGCTTACCAGATCAATATAGTAATGATAATAGTTTTCCTGATTATGTTGACCAAGTTCCTAGTGACCATATAAATTTTACTTCGGGACTAACAAGAAATCACCTAATAGATAAAAACAAACCTCATATGATTAGTTTTCCTCCGGTTGTTAGTCCACATAGTGGTAGTGCCGTAGGACATAGTAGACTAACAGCTGTATATAAAGGAGGAAGATAATTATGCCATGTGTAAGTAGAGTGCCACCAGGTGGACCAAGAGATGGGGTTCAATATGGTTGTGAGGTAAATAATGGTTATTGTATGAGTGCAGGTGAGGAAGGTAATTGCGGTACTTGCTTCAAGTTAATGCAGCGAGGTTCCGCTACTTATGTTTTTAAAAGTTTTTCTGACCAACAAAGATGCGAAGAGTGTGAAGTTGTAGCTGCTCCTGATGGTATGTTGCCATTACAGGTTACAACCGAATTCGACGAACCTTGTAAGAAATGCATACCAGGTGAAAGAAAAACTCTACAAACAAAATATGGCATATCGTATATTTGGTCAGATAAAAAAATAATAGATAAACCTTCTCCGGGCAGTCCTTGCGATAAGTGTGTACTATTTCTTTTTCCTAACCCCAGAGAGGTTTGGCAGGATTGCGCAGCTCAAAATCCTGGTGCATCTAATTGTGAATGTGATACTAGCAACCCCAAGATGCCTAGATGTGTTTGTTGCGACACTCCTTGCGGAGTATGTGAAGAGTGTACAAAAGTAGGCAGAAGAAAAAAATGCAAAAATATATGTAGAAATTTAGACAATAATATTTGTGTAGGTGGAAATCCTACTACAGGAACTAAGGGTAATTGTGTTTGTATGTTTTTGCCTTATAATCCAGCAGGAATATCAATGACACAACTGATAGACGGATATCAAATGTGTACCGAAGCAGAGCCTAGTCTTAAGGCTAATTGTAAGGGTTGCGAATGTACTGTTACTTGCTTTGGTCAGACAAAGCTTGATCCTGATAAATGTAAATGTGTGCCTATGTGTGCTGATTGTACACCTAATTCTCAGTCATTTGGTGCATTAGAGGTTACAAGCAGTTGTCAAGAATGTAGAGAAAAATCTCCTGGCAATTGGGGCTGTGTAGATATTTGCATACCTCCAGCAGTTTGCGACGGTAGTGGCGGCTGCTATACTCCTAAGAGCAGTTTAGGACTATCTCTATTACCATAAATATATTTAAATGAATGAATAATAGACCAATAATAATAAATGCCTTTAAACATTAATAAGAAAGTTGTATATGATTTATTATAGATATGGTGGATATATCAAGAAAAATGATAGAGCAGGAATGAACTTTAATTGTCGAAACACCTATAATGCTCAAGATTCTTTACCAAAGACATATAAGAATAATCGAGCGTATAGATACTATGATGGCTATAGAGATAGTTTAACATACCTACCTCCTCCAGATTCCTATAGAGATAGTTTTTATAACATGAATTATGGTGTATGTTTTATGCTCAAAGACCAGGTTCGTGACGATGGTTTTGCTTTCCCCCATATTTTTTCTAAACTTTTATCAGAAGAAGTAGTAAGCAATTATAGGCTAGCCACAGCTTATAGCAATTAATAAAACATAGGAGTTTTAATATAATGGGCACAGAATCAAGAACAGGACCACCTATTATTGTTAGTGATAATCCTTATCTCAAATGCGCACCTTTAACGCAATGGGAGTGTGAATCTTGCGAATCGTATTTTTTAAATATACGTGGTCAGCAGGTTCCCGCATCAAGTTGGATACACCACAATAATCTCTTTCCCTGCAGCACTTGTGAATGGGATAGGAAAAATCAGAGAAAGATCATCAAAAATATAGAAAAACCCTGCAAAGATTGTACAGAGAAAGCAGTAGGCAAGCCCGATGCGAAACCTCGTTCTGTCAGAAAATGGGTGAGTAAAACGGCCCCATTGATCAATATCCCTGGGAATCCATTGCCAGTACCAGATCCTTGCGTAAAGTGCGTAGCAGATCCACAAAGTCCTGGGGGGGATAAATGGGTAGACAAATGCGGAGAGGGTTATGAATGCAACTCTAAAGGAAAGTGCATACCAGATAATTGCGGTACCGACTGCATTAAAAATTGCGAAGAGTGTGAGTGGGAGGATGCTAGTCATAAAAGAAAAATTTGTGTAAGTCAGTGTAGCGCAGTTACTGTTTGTGTAATAGACTTATTTTATAATAATCCAGATAATCCTCTTGAAAAAAGCGGTAGGTGTGAGTGTAAATTTCGCAATTACGGATCTGAACCTCCTTTATTTACTCCTGCTGGCCAAACAGAATGTCCACAAGATCAGCCAGAAGTATTGAATAGGGTCTTCAATGGTTTGGCTGATTGTACATGTGTTTGTAACCTAAATGAAGATAAATGCAAAGAACAAAATGAAGATAGTAAATTTGATGCTGATACTTGTTCTTGTGTTTACGATGCAGATGCACTTTCTATTAACTTAATACCTTAGATTAATAATATGAATAGACCTGTTATTATAAATGGATCAAAAATCGTACCACAGGTACCTGTGAATCAGATACCAGATGAGCCTATTATTAATAATGATCCTAATGTTAGGGGTGTTATAGGTAATGAGGTTCCTGCTAGTGATGCTAGACAAACAGGTTCTATACTAGGTTTAACAGCTAGTTCTGGAGCTTTGTCTGGTCTTGTAAACATAGCAAGTATTGGAGGTCCAGGCACATGGAATCCAGCTTGTTTAGATGGAGATATTCATCCTGATAATGCTTGTGTGTCTTGCTTGAGAGGGAAATGGTATCACGCAGATTATCTTAATCCTTGTTCTATTCATGCTCCTGGATTAAATGCTTTTTTACAGCCAACTTGTAAAGAGATCATGAGCGTTGGCTGTCAGTTATGTGGACCGTGTTATATATGTAACAGCAGTGGTCTTGGTACTTATTCATGTGATGATCTGCCAGGCCCCGGTCCAACTCTTCAAGAGCAGTGTTTAGAATGCAATAACGATGTAGCTTTTTGCACCAATGGTCAAAACCCAAATACATTTTTATGCACAGAGGGTGACAAAACTTACTGTTGTGATGGTAGTTGCATAGATCCTTTAAAATGTTATTATACATCATCCATCACTGGTAAATGTGTTCCTGGTTGTAATCCTCTATTACTAGACTGCGCTAAATGTGAATTTGGGAGATGTATGCCCGGAGCCGCTTGTGGTGAATGTGAAAAGTGTGATTTAGGAATTTGCGTACCTGACCCAGACGCATATGATAATGATGGAAATCCTTGTAGCTCATATTCTCAAAATATATTACAAAGCACTATTGTGCCATAATTATTGCGATATTATTTTTTGCTTGACATCGGATTTTTGACCGTTATTATATATTAACGCGTTTTAACCCGCTTTCTATAGGAACAAAGGAAAATTACTATGAAATTAAATCAGAAAATTACAGTTCAGCCTCCTCCATATTCAGACAACGCTGGTAATGTTACTACGCCAGACCCTATTGTTACTGATACGTTAAAAGTTGTTTATATGGATGATCCTACACACAAAACTATCAGCGTTCAAATTGATCAAATTCCATTGCCGGTACAGCTATATAGTGCTGCTAGTTATGAAGAACTTGGAGATTGGACTAAATCTCAGCTAGAAGATAGGTTGAGAGTTTTGATGGGTGATCACCCAGACAAGTTCTTAAGAAGTCTTTTTCCAAAAACTATGGAAGAAGATCCGCATGGACCAGGAACTCAACTTAGTAAAATGATTAAAAGTCTTGGTATTCATATGAGCGATAGCTGCTCTTGTCGTCGCCACGCTATTAATATGAATGAAAAAGGTAACGATTGGTGTGAACAAAATATTGATACTGTTGTAGGTTGGCTTGATCAAGAAGCCAAGAATAGAGGACTACCATTCGTAAAGATGGTTGGCAAGGTTATGGTTAACCGAGCTATTAAAAAGTCTAGAAAATTACTTGCTAATCAGCCAGTTCCAGAAAATGACGAGGACCTAGATAACGAAGATTGATCTATTTTTATAAATAGAATTATTTCTTGAAGCACCCTCGAAAGCGGGTGCTTTTTTTTTGGATGTTGGTGTATAATAATATATATGTTATTAACTAAACACAAAGGCGCAAGATATGGGTTGTTTACCAGAGGTTGACGAAATAAAAGAATACATTCTAGATGGAACTTTTTATGATAGGTGTGATGATGCTTGTCCGCCTAATCAAGGTATTGGTAGTGGCGGATTACAGCTCAAACCTGCGGTTAAGTTTGATGTTGAATTACCAGTTGGTACTATAAAGGGTTTCACTGTGTCGGCGGAAGGCGCGAATGTACAATGGGGCAATGGTCAAATATTGAATGGATGTCCTAATAGTAATGTTGGTACACCTAAACCGCCTAATGATAATAAGCGTAAAAGTGGCAACACAGGCAGACCGGGAGGTGACTGTTGGGCAGAATGGGCGCGCTATTGGAATAGAAAGAGCCAGGCCGATCTAGGTAATACAAAATCAGCACTAGGTAAGTCGCATAAACCATATTTTAAAGGCATCGAGCTGACGGCCAAGGCAACCTATAGTTTTGAATATGAAATGTCATATGTAAAAACATCTAAACCAGCCGACGGAACTAATTGTGGAAATACAGTTGCTGTCATAGGCACTACTGCTGGCACAACAGACCCTCAAACTACTACTATACAACCCGCTTGGATAAATGCATCCCAAGATGGCTATGTACATTGTCAACCAATAGCAAATGCGGGTTACTGTAGGGGAAGATCTGGTGTGTATGTGCCAAGAGGGGCGGCAAATTTATGCTTCGATCCTAATAATCCCCAAAAGCAAGAGGTATGGTGCCAATGTGGTGTAGCCGCTACTATTGTTTGGAGTTACGTTCCAGGTGGTGTCATACCTAAAGATCCATATTCTCAGAGATTGTCGAGCAACAAACCCCCACTAATACCAGGGACAAAGATCAATTTGCCTAATAATCTGTCTGTATTGGTATTTAGTTCAGATAGTGTAGACCAAGCATCTTGTGCTGCTACGCCACCTGGACCTAGAGCTCTGAGTATATTTAATGCAGGTATGGCACTAGCAAATGCTGTTGCTGATACTGCATTTGGTCTCAAATCAGCAGCAGAAAAAGATGCGGTCAAGAAATATAACGCTATTGCTGCGGCTGGTGGATCTTGCGGCCTTGCTGAGCGAGGGTGGTCATCTGGATCCATTAGTGTAGAGATATCGTCCCAAGAATTACCAGATAAACCACCAGAACCAGAACCAGAACCAGAACCAGAACCAGAACCAGACCAATAAAACCCAGAGTCAAATCATTTATATGCTGCATACAGAGAGTTTTTAAATATGGCTATTCACAATATTTACGAAATTACACAAAATTATAGAGAACCATTAACATTACAAGGTTTTCCATTATATAATAGCATATGCGATAGTATTGATACTTCCCAAAAGGTTTATAAAGATATTTATTTAGAGGTTGATAAATATTATCAAGGCAGTAAGCCAGAATTTATGGTACTTTTATCTCTTTCTTCTAACTCTTTAGTTATTGATAACATCAATTCTCAATCACCTTATATATATATCACAAATGATTCCTTTCCTGAAAATACATACCAATTTCAACAAGAATCTTTTTTAGTCAAATATAATACCACACTACACAATACTGAAATTATCTCAAATGGTATTTTTACCGGTGATAATATAATAGATTCGGATAATTTAACTTATTACGCAAAACCTATTGGTATACTTGATAGTGGTTTTGCCGTTATTCAGCAAGGTTATAAACTAAATAGTTTATTTTATTTATCTTGCTTAAATGAATCTACTAACGACTTTGATAAAGAGTATATACAAGTAAGTTTAACTATTAACGATAATACAATATCAATTACTGGTGGCAGCAATTATCAGGTTGGAGACACATTCAATATTATATCAGCTGGTAGCACCGGACAAGCTTTGCTGACAGTAGAACAAATAAATAGTGATACTGGTGAAATTTTATCAGTGAGTTTATTTAATGATATGACCGATATTACGGTAGCTCCACAGGTAGTATATTTAGGGCAAACAGGATCTGGCGCTAATATCACTATTAATGATGATTATAGTATTGCTAATATTGTCTCAACATTACAAAGATATTATCCGGTTTATAATAATGTATATGTATACGCAGAAAAAGATGGTCAAGATTATATTACATTACCACAATCTATTTATCTTGACTATGATTATGATCTCACCGGTGTTGAAATTAATGAAACAGAGTTTGTAATTAATGATATTATATGTTTATCTTCTGGTAATAATATAGATGTTGATACGAAATTTTATTTTCATATGAATGATAATATTTACACATCTGATAACTATATTACTATTGACTTTAATCTTTTGCAAGATATGCACAACCCTATTGTTACGGGCTTAAAATTTAAACGTTTTCCTAATAAGGTGTAATTATGGCCGCTGAATGTTGTAATAGTAATTGCCCATGTCCCAGACCAGATCAAGATCCTGATGGATCTTCTTTAGATCCGTGGCAAAAGGGTTATGGTGGTAAGTGCTGTGGATGTACAGCGATTGATTATGATAAGAATGTATATTTATGTAAATCTAGAAATATAGATCCTGTTACTGGAAAATCTGGTACACCTCATTGGAAAGCCCCTTGCGGTTGTGAATGTGACCCTACTAAGATTGGACCATGCGATAAACCTGAGTATCCACATTTTATGTCTGAATTCTGTGGTTGTGGTTGTACCTATATTTATCAAATGAAAAAAAATCCTGATATAAATCCTTGCGGAGATGATATGAAGGTGGTTATTCAACCATGTAATTGTGGCTGTGATGTTGGTTACGACTGTAAAGCTGAGGACCCTAGTCGTCCTAAACTAAAAATAACATGGACTACAGACTTAGCCGGCAACAAAACCGGAGATCAAGATTGTGAATGTGTATGTCCACTTAACGAACCTGGCGGACCTAGATGTGGTCAAGGTAAATATAGAAGGTTGCCACACTTCAAATCTAAGGATTGCTCATGTTATTGTAAACATGCAAGTGAGGAACCATGTACAGGCAGTACTCCCGATTTTGACAAAGAGGATTGTAGCTGTAAATGCGCATATAAAGAATCTGTAAATCTACAATTCGTCAAAAAATGCCCTCCAAACAAACCCAGTCTGAGAGACTCTACTTGTAGCTGTTATTGCTATTTTGAAGAAGTTTTATATAAACAGGGATTAGATTGTGATTATTATAGCGATGGAGCATTACCTGATTTTGATGCTGATAATTGTCAGTGTGTATGTAAGCTTTTACAAAAAGGCTGCAGTGGAGGTAAAGTACCAGATCCAGCAGGAAAATGCAAGTGTGTATGTCCTCAGGGTATGAAAGAATGCAAAGGAAAGTGTTATAATGCATGCCCATCTGGACAAAGTCGAGATCCTAATGATTGTGTATGTAAAAATTATACACAAGCTGTGCTTTCAGATATTTTCTTACCCTAAACCCAAGTATTGATATGAATATTTTATACGGTAAAAATTTAACTAGTAGATTTAATACATTTATAGATAAAAAAGATACGCAAAATACTAAAATTAATAAAGATTATATATATCCGCAGCAATCTAATATTACATATAATATTGGCAAACTAACTAATAATACACAATTATTTGTAATTGATCAAGTAGGTGACGCCGAATAAGTTTCTATGGACTTTTTGGTTGCCTACCTCTGTTTTTTACTATTTTTAATCGACGTCTTTGTGCTCTTACCATATCAGTAGATATATGATATCCAGTAATTTTGGATAATGTCATAGCTACAACGTTATCGGGCATTAATGGACTATTATTTCTAATAAATTCTATATCTTCTTCTCTCCATTTTTTATATGTTTTAGACATATTAAGTTACCTTGCTTTACTCGGTGTAATTAAATAGTATAATAGTATATTAACCCTTTTGAGAAAACGGTCAATCATATGAAACATAAAAAGTATAACAACCTAGCTAATTCAACCATTAAGGTAGTAGCATCAGAAAATCTTGATATATCTGATGACCTTAATAATAATCAATATAAAAGTATAGCAGAATTATATGAGGAAGAAAATTCCGAAAAAAACAACGAAAAAAACAACGAAGAAAATACAGAATAAAGTAAATGTAACAGAAGAAGAGTTTCTAGCTGTTTTAGACAATATAAGCAAAAGACTCTGTTATAAATTCAAGTTTGCTTATCATGATATTAATGATATGAAGCAACAAGCAGCGATTTTTGCTCTTGAAGGATTAGAAAAATATGATCACTCTAGACCGTTAGAGAATTTTTTGTGGACACATGTAAGAAATAGGCTTTTTAATTATAAGAGAGATAATTATCAGCGTCCAGACAAACCTTGCTTAACTTGCCCATTATATAATCCTAAAAATAAAGACGGTAAGGATTGTGAAGAGTTTAACGATAAATTCAACTGTCATGCTTATAGATCTTGGTTTAACAGAAATAATAACAAAAAAGGAATTATTCAACCATCTTATATAGACAATATAGACCCAGCGAATACTAAAGATTTTGTGGATCATATATCAGACCAGCAACTAGTCGATTTTATAGAAGAAAATTTACCAGTAAAATACAGAAGCACATACCTAAAATTAAAACACGGACAAAAGGTCATAAAAAACGATAAAGTAAAGTTACAGAATTTTATTAAAAAGAAACTCATACCCAAATATAAAAATGACTAAAAAAAGAGGACAGCTTTCGCTACAGGAAGAAAAGTACATTAAAGAAAATGCTAATTCTTCAAGTATAGAAGATATAGCAGTTAGTTTAAATAGAAATGTAGCTCCTATTAAAAAATACATAGAAAAAAATCAGTTGCTGCAAACACCAGCAGAGCATGCTGATAATGAAATCTTAAGTATTAAACTTAGATCTAAATCTTTTTGGGGTGAGGTATGTAAGCAGTTTGATAAAGAGACTGGCGAATTAGATTATTTCGAAAATACATGGATTAATCTTATTAAACAATTTCGTGAAGATGTTCTTCCAGCAGAAGAGTTACAAATTAAACAGTTTATTACAATAGATATTCTTATTAACAGAAGTATGAAAGAGCGTAAAAGACATATTGCAGAAACCGAAAAATTACAAAGGCAGGTAGACTTTGAGTATGAAATGCCAGAATCTGATAGAGACACCGCTAAGCTAGCAAATCTTGAAACACAATTAAGTTTTGCTAGAAATAGTATCGCTAGCTATACTAATGAATATACCAAATTATTAAGTGAACAGCAAAAAATTAGTAAAGATTTAAAAGCTACTAGAGAACAAAGAATTAAAAGGATTGAAGATGGCAAAAGCAGTTGGACAGGATTAATTAGGATGCTGGAAGATGAAGACATCAGAGAAAAAGAAGGCCGCCAGTTAGAAATTCTAAAGATGGCTACCAGTAAATTTAAAGATGATTTACAATCACCACACCAATATCAAGATAATGAATTTGATACACCTATATTAAATGCGGAATCAGTACTAAAGAATCAAGATGAATAAAAGATTATATGATCAACAATATAAAGCGTGGATTAAACAAATTTTTGCTAGAGACAAATTTAAGTGTCAGTGGCCAGAATGTAAAAAACAAAAAGGTAAATTAAACGCTCATCATATTAAGAAGTGGGCAGACTACCCAGGGTTAAGATTGTATCCCAATAATGGTATTACTTTATGTAAATATCACCACGACCTAATCAAGAGTAATGAAGAAAATTATGAAATGATGTTTTTTAAAATTATAGCAAATAAAAAATGAATAACCTATACCTTTATAATTTAATATTCAATTCTGAATTTTGCAATTATACTGAAGAGTGTTCTTGTGTACTGGGGATGGAGCCTGCATTAGCCTTATATCTTTTTGATTATTCTGGAGAATTATTTTTAACATACCCTAGAGAATTTCAAACTAATTCTTTAATTATTAATAGTTTTAGATTTTTGAATACATGTATACATCTTACTAAGAATCATTGTAATATTTCTAACCATTCTTTTAACTATAAAAATATAAACTTTAAGTATATTGATCGATATACCACCAATTTTATACATATAGATAGTGTTAATAGGTATGATAAAGTATATCAATATAACCCACCAGAAAAGTTATACTATAACGGCATAAGATATTTTTTACCCAAAATAGAAGATGTAATCTCATATTGTTTTTATTTATATGGTAAATCCTTTAATATATCTTATCTTAGAGATGCTAGCGTATTATCTTGTATTTATCAAAATAAAATCATCAATAATAATATTTTAACTAATTTATTAATCGTTGGTTCTAATGTTAAGAAAATATTCAATAAGGCTATTAAAGATTTTATGAAGCTAGAATTTTCGGATATTGCATTTGATTTTGATCAGGCCGATATTAGAGAAAGAGTTCAACCAACACTGGATTTTTGCCATGGGTCATGAATCAGACAAGAAATACAGTTTTAATATAATCATAGACACCAGAGAACAAAAACCATGGGCTTTTGCTGGATGTAATACTATTAATAAAAAATTAGATACTGGAGATTATAGTATAGAGGGCTTAGAAGATTTACTATGTATCGAAAGAAAGAACAGTGTGAGCGAGATCGCAAATAATATTTCTGAAGCTAGATTCAAAGCTGAAATATTAAGAATGAATGACTACCTATACAAATTTATTTTATTAGAATTTAGTTTACAGGATGTTTTAAACTATCCTATAGGCTCTACCGTACCTAGAAGATTATGGTCTAAAATAAAAATTAAACCAGCTTATATACTTAAATATTTAACAGAATTACAGATCAAACATAATATTAATGTGGTATTTTGCGATAACCCAGAAGCTGCTAATCAGATGGCGTTTTCTATCTTTAAGAGGGTGAATGAATTACATGGTAAGTAATAATTATTTAGATAATGCCTGGTTGAATATAGGCGATATTGACAAGATTAAGATAGATAAAAACCTAATGATCAATAGGTCAGAAAAGGATATTGAAAATCCAGACCGCCACCTGATCAATATTATTAAGAATCCAGATAATTTTAGTATGACAGCTAAACTTTTAATGGATATTGAACTACACCCAATTCAAGCTGCTATATTACAAGAATTCTGGGATAGGCCGTTCCCTATGTTTATTGCTAGTCGTGGTTTTGGTAAATCTTTTTTATTAGCTTTGTATTGTACCTTAAAATGCATCTTTGTTCCTGGTAGCAAGATCGTTGTGGTTGGAGCTGCGTTTAGACAGAGTAAAGTTATATTTGAATATATGGAAACCATATGGAGAAAGTCAGCTATTATTCGTAGTATCTTTAATGGTAATGATGATGGACCAAGGCGAGACGTTGATAGATGTACTATGAGATATGGAGATAGCTGGACCATAGCCATTCCTTTGGGTGATGGTAGTAAAATTAGAGGTTTAAGAGCTCATATTATTATTGCTGACGAATTTGCATCTATATCACCAGAGGTATATGAAACAGTTGTGTCTGGTTTCGCTGCGGTATCAGCAGATCCTATGGGTAATGTCAAAGCAGAAGCTAAAAAAGAATTAATGAAAGATCTTGGGATATGGAATGAAGAAATGGAATCTTTACAATACCGTAAAAGCAATCAGGCAATTATAGCAGGAACGGCTGATTATAGCTTTAAGCATTTCGCTCAATATTGGGAGAGATATAGGGCTATTATTCATAGTAAAGGCAATGAAGAGCAGTTACAAAAATTATTCCAGGGTGAGGTGCCACAAAATTTTAACTGGAAAGACTATAGCGTAGTTAGGATTCCATATGAATTGATACCAAAGGGTTTCATGGATGATAGGCAGGTAGCTAGGGCTAGGGCAACTATACATAGTGGTATATACAACATGGAATATGCTGCTTGCTTCACAAAAGACAGCAGTGGATTTTTTCGTAGAAGTCTAATAGAAAGTTGTGTTACTAATAATAAAAATCCAATCATTATCAATAATGAACCTATTATATTTGATGCTAGAATTAAGGGGGATCCTGACAAAAAATATATTTATGGCATTGACCCTGCTAGTGAGCAAGATAATTTTAGCATTGTGGTACTTGAATTACACCATAATCATACAAGGATAGTTTATTGCTGGACTACAAATAGAACAAATTTTAAGAAACGACAAAGAACAGGTCTTGTAGATGAAAATGATTTTTATGGTTTTTGCGCTAGAAAGATTCGTGATTTAATGAAGGTTTTTCCTTGCGAAAGAATAGGTATAGATGCTCAGGGAGGTGGTATAGCTATCGAAGAGGCTTTGCACGATAGTAATAAATTAAAAGAGCATGAATTACCCATCTGGCCTATTATAGATGATAAAAAGAGTAAAGATAGTGACGCTAAGCCAGGTTTACATATTTTGGAGCTGGTGCAATTCGCCAGATCTGACTGGACCAGTCATGCCAATCATGGTCTTAGAAAAGATTTTGAAGATAAAGTTTTGTTATTTCCAGCTTTCGATAATTTAACTCTTGGATTAGCTATGGAAAAAGACTCCCAGAATGTATTAGAAACAGACCTAGAAAATGTATATGACACTCTTGGTGAGTGTATTTTAGAAATTGAAGAATTGAAAAATGAGCTTACCACCATAGTAATGAGTCAAACAAGCAATAGTTCTGGATCAAGAGAGAAATGGGATACTCCAGATAACAAAGGAGCTGGAGCAAAAAGAGGTAAATTAAGAAAAGATAGATATAGCTCATTAATTATAGCTAATTCTATAGCCAGATCTATCAGTAGGGCTGATGCACCCATAGAATATGACGTTATAGGTGGTGTTGATGGTAGATATAAGAATTCTACAGAGAGCCTATATAAAGGTCCTGCCTGGTTTACCAATGACGCAAATAACGATATATATGTTGGTATTTATAAAAAATAGTGTATAATAAACTAGTTAACCATAAACAATAGAACCGCAATAGAAATGCAATACCATTATGTCAAATAAATATCCAAAAAGTAAAGCCATAGAAGATGCAGAGATAGAAAAAGAAGAGGCTTATGTTACATGGGGTGATGATTTAGCCTCTAAACAAAGCGCCTTGGAGCTTTCCTCAAAATCTTTAGCTGAATTTGAAGGTATTCATAGAACTACAGGTTATGCTAGATATAATAGAGATTTTTCTAACTTATCAGAAAATACATCTAGCCGTCCAGGTCTAACTAGATCAGATTATGACTATTTTAGACCAAATGAAGCTGTTCCCGTTAAGCTTAAAAATATTATCAAAACTGCTGATACAATATATCAGAGAGTGGGTTTGGTTAAGAATGTTATTGATCTTATGGGCGATTTCGGATCTCAAGGTATTAGACTTTCCCATAGAAATAAAAGAATAGAAAGATTTTATAGAAATTGGTTTAGGAAAATTAATGGTATAGATAGAAGCGAAAGATTTCTTAATAATTTATACAGGGTAGGGAATGTTGTTATTAATAAACAAACAGCGAAAATTAGTCAAAAAATAGCTGATGAATTATATAGAGCTAATGCTAAAGCTGATATCGATCCTTCTTTAGATGAAATTAAAGTTGATAGAAAAGAAATACCATGGAGATATACATTTATCGATCCTTTTTATGTTGACATTTTAGGAGAGAGCTTATCATCTTTTGTTGGGAAAAAACAGTATGCTATTTCACTACCAGCTCAATTAAGAAAAACTATAAACAGTCCTAAAAATGATATAGAAAAACAAATTGTAGATCAATTACCAGAGAGTATTTTATTTGCTGCAAAAAATAAAACACTTTATCCTTTAGATGCTGATAAAACTCTAGTTTTTCATTACAAAAAAGACGATTGGCAGAATTGGGCATATCCCATGATTTATGCTATTATGGATGATATCAATATTATCGAAAAACTTAAACTAGCTGACTTAGCTGCATTAGACGGCGCTATTTCCAATATTCGAATTTTCAAACTCGGTAATCTAGAACATAAAATAGCTCCAACAAAAGCTGCTGCTGCTAAACTATCTAATATTTTACAAAATAATGTTGGTGGCGGTACAATGGATTTAATTTGGGGTCCAGATATTGAGTTATTAGAAAGTAAAACTAATGTACATCAATTTTTAGGAGAAGCTAAATATACTCCACACTTAAATAGTGTTTATGCTGGTCTTGGTATACCTCCCACATTAACAGGCACTTACGGTGCTGCTGGTACTACTAATAATTTCATTAGTCTAAAAACATTAACACAAAGACTAGAATATGGTAGACAGGTATTAGTACAATTTTGGCAAAAAGAAATAGAAATGCTACAAAAAGCCATGGGCTTCAGATATCCAGCTAAAATAGAATTTGATAGAATGGACCTAAGCAATGAAGAAGCAGAAAAAGCCCTATTAATACAACTAGCTGATAGGAATTTAGTGAGTGAAGAATTGGTGCAAACAAGATTCGGTTTTGATGCTGATATGGAACAAAGTCGAATTAGTAGAGAAAGTAAAGAAAGAGCATCATCCAAGAGACCTACTAAATCAGGGCCATATCATGATGCTGAATTTATCAATAGCTTAAAAAAGATAGCATTACAATCAGGTATGGCTACACCTAGCGAGGTTGGTTTAGACTTATCCAAGAAGAAACGTGGCGAAAAAAATCTTTACGAACTCAAAAACGATACAGAAAAGAAAAACACAACGAAGTTGGTTAAAGATTCGCCAGAATCTTTACCTGGCGTTCCTGGCGAAGGCCGCCCACAAATGTCAAAAGACACCAAGAAAAGAAAGACCAAAGATTTTAAACCTAGAACCGGGGCAACATTAGACATATGGGCGCAGGACGCACAAGAAAGAATAGCCTGTATAATCAATCCTCTTATTCTAGAGTTTTACAATAAGAAAAATTTACGATCATTATCTAGTGATGAGTCCAAAAACTTAGAATTTATTAAAACACAAGCCCTTTTTTCTTTAAAACCTTTTGTAAAAATTGACCCTGATAAAATTTCTGCTAATATAAAAAGTATTTCTCAAACTACCAAAAGTTTAATATCGGGGTATGAATATTGGGTAAGGTCAATATCCAACAATTTACAAAGAACATTAACTACAGAAGAGCAAAAACTAGTTAAGTCAATTTATTACTCATCTATTCATACGGAAGAAGAATAATATGCATATTTATCAACAAGAATGGGATGACGGTGTTGCTGAACAGGTAATAGCCAACGCTTCTATTGCATACCTCGCACAAATTCAACCAACAACAAAACAAACAACTGACTTAGTTAAGGCTAGTGTTAATTATCAATTAATTACGGATCCTGATAGTCAGTCATTAGCATCCGTTACCGACGAAGATCTGTATTATGTTCAATCTATCTTAGTGAGTTCATCATGGAATAGAAATGATGATATTTTTGATAAAGTAGAAGTATGGAAAGCTAAAAATACTCCGGAAGATAAGCCCACTAATTTAGAGCATGACGAGGACCAAATTGTTGGACATATTGTTTCTAACTGGCCCATAGATGTTGATGGTCAGAAAATTCCAGATAATATTGATATGGAACAGCTTCCTGATAAATTCCATATTGTTACCGGTTCTGTTATTTATAGAAATTTTTCTAATCCTGAATTGAGAGAAAGAGCAGAGTCTTTAATTCAGGAAATCGAGGCTGGTAAAAAGTTTGTTAGCATGGAATGTTATTTTAATAATTTTGATTATGGTTTACTAAATCAAGAAACTGGAGAATATAAAGTATTAGCTAGAAATAATAATACTAGTTATTTAACTAAATTTTTAAGATCATATGGTGGTGTTGGAGAATATGATAATCATAAAATTGGCAGAGTATTGCGCAATATAAGTTTTTCAGGAAAGGGTTTTGTGAACAAACCAGCTAATCCAGAAAGTATTATTTTTGATAAACAAAGTGCTGATGAAATTTTTACTAAAAAAGACGATAACCTTTTAGCCAATAATAGTGTATTTAATATCCAAGCGTCCTTTAACCCGGAGAATGATAATATGAGTCTAGAAAAAGATGTAAAAGAACTAGCAGAAAAAGTCGAAGCTATGACCGGCTGTGGCGAAGTTCTTAAAGAGGCTTATAGTCGCGTAAGCGAACTAGAGGCTAAAGTCATGCAACTAGAAGCTACCATGAAAGATAAAGAAGAAGATATGGCAAGAATGTCAGATCAGGCTTCTTCTCTTAATGAAGCTGTAGCTGAGAAAGATAAACTCTTAGAAGAATACAAGAAAAAAATGGAATATGATGTAGCACAATTAGATGAAGTTAAAGCCAACGAGCTTAAAGAACTTACTAGTGCTCATGAAGAAGCTCTCAAGACAAGAGAATGTGATCTTGAGACATTGAAAAGCGAACTTGCTGCTGCTAATGAGGCTATTGAAGCTTATAAAGCAAAAGAAGCTGAACTTGCTAGGCAGGCAAAAATTGTTAGTAGGGTCTCTGAACTTGTCGAATCTGGTGTTGCTCACGATGTAGCAGAAGCTACAGTGAACAAATTTGAAGATCTAGACGATGAGGCTTTCGCTACTATCAAGTCTTTGGTTAGTTCTAATGTTCCTGAGTGGGCTCAAACTAAATCAGAAGAAGTTGCTTCGGAAGAAGTTGCAGAAGCTGAAGAGGTTGCAGATTCTACTGAGACTGAAGAACAAGAAGGTGAACTAGAAGATTCAGTTGCTGAGGAAGTTTTAGAAACCGCAGAAGCTGAAGAATCTGTTGATCTTAGTGTTGGTAGTGATGAAGATTCAGAGATCGATCACACTAGAGCATCATTAGTAGATTTTGTTTATTCTAGATTAGGCAAACAACAATCCAATAAAGGAGAATGAAAAATGGCTTTAAAACCAGATCGTGTTGAAAGTTTTACCGATGTATCTTTCTTTATGAACACAACCGGCGATCGCGGCGGTGTGGTTGTATACAACGGTGCAGGTGGTGTTGGTTCATCTATGGATGATGCTGATGCCGTAGTTATCTATCCAACTGGCAGTCCAGCTGGCACTGCTCCAGCAGGTGTTTTACTTAATGATGTTGTTAATCTTGATCTTACAAGACAACATATTAATTATCATAAAGATGAAGTTCAGGCTGGCGGCAAAGTGGCTCTTCTTCGTAGGGGTCAAGTTACTACCAACAGTCTAGCTTCTGGTCAAAGTCCAGTTGCTGGAGACGCTGCTTATTATGATGGTGCTGGTGATTTCACCACAGTATCAACAAACAGTGTTAAAGTTGGTACATTCTTAAGTGGCAAAGATGCCGACGGCTACGTTAAAGTAGATATTAACATTACCTGAGTTTAAAAAGGAGATATATAAACATGGCTAATAAATTTGAACCATCCGCTGAGCTTACTGATCTCTTAGTTAGATCAGGTTCTGCTGAAAAAGAGCAGTCTTTGGCTGCTAGTAGAGAGTTTGCAAAAGCTCTTGAGCTTCCATTGCGTCAAGCTATTCTTAGTGGAGATATTCTTGATGGCATCTTTGAACCAATTCAATTGGCTCCTGGTGCTACTCCAGAATTTCCATTAGACTTCTTGGCTCCTGGAACAGAAGCTGATTTTGTTGCTTATACTTTACCTAATCATGGTTATGTACCAGAAAGACATGTCGAAGGCGATTATGTCATGGTTCCTACCTATGATATTGGTGCAAGTATCGACTATCTTCTAAAGTATGCTCGTGACGCCCGTTGGGATGTCGTTGGTCGTGCTATGGAAGTTCTCGAAGCACAATTCGTCAAGAAGATGAATGATGACGGTTGGCACACCTTGCTTGCTGCTGGTGTAGACCGTAATATTGTTGTTTATGATAGTGACGCTGATGCTGGTCAGTTTACTAAGAGACTTGTTTCTCTTATGAAGACCGTTATGCGTCGTAATGGTGGCGGTAACTCTGCTAGTAATAACAGAGGTATCCTTACCGATCTTTATGTCTCACCAGAGGCTATGGAAGATATCAGAAACTGGGGCGTTGATCAGGTCGATGAGATTACTCGTCGTGAGATCTATACCGCTGCTGACGGTAATGTTAATCGCGTGTTTGGTGTAAACCTTCATGACGTTGATGAGCTTGGCGAAGGCCAAGAATATCAAGAGTTCTATGATAATGTTCTTTCTGGCACTATTGATGCTGGCGACAGCGAAATTGTTGTTGGTCTTGACCTTAGAAAGAGAGATTCATTTATCATGCCAGTTCGTCAAGAAGTTCAAATCTTTGAAGATGATACCCTTCATCGTCAAAAGAGAGCTGGCTTCTATGGATGGGCTGAGCAGGGTTTTGCTGTTCTAGATAACAGAAGAGTGCTTCTTGGCTCTCTTTAATCTTTAAGCTTTGCTTATGATATCGAAGTAGCCGGCTCCACAAAGGGTCGGCTATTTCTTTTTCACACCAGAAAGGTATAAGGATAATATGGCTGCCGGTAAATATGATTTCTCTATAGAGCAAGGTAGTTCTTTCAGGATTGATTTTATATATAAAGACTCTGATAAACAACCTGTTAATCTTACAAATTGGTGTGCTCAATTGATATGGAAAACAGAAAGATATGAAGCTAAGGTTATTTCTGCTGTCAATAGTTCAGATACTATTCAAGTTTCCGATCCCTCTTTGCTTGTTGATAACGGAATGATAACAGGACATAATATACCGATTAATACATATATCATTGAATTTAGTGGTTCTATAGCCAAACTTTCTAATAATGTTACACTATCGGCTGGTAGCACCATCTATTTTGAGCCTGTTACATATCAGTATAAGTCCAGTAATACAGATTATACGAAATATACTTTTAGCGTGAATTCTAGTGGCAGGATTTCTTTAATAATACCAGCCAATGTTACAGATACTTTTGGATTTAATAAAGCTAAATATGATTTGGACCTAGAGTCTCCGAACGATTGGTCTGACGGTGGAGATAAACATATTTCTAGAATATTATATGGCAATATAAATATTGTAAAAAGATATAGCTCTAGTGACACCCAGAGCGTGTGCTCATAGATATATAGGAATTCTTAATTCATGTCTACTTATTACTTAGAAGTCGCTATTAATCAAAACACTAATATTATAGAAGTAAATCCCGAAGGCAACCCTTCCGTAGAAGTAAAGCTTGAAAATAATTTACACAACATAGATGTTGTGGATGAAACTATAGCTATTACCAATACTAATAAACCACTCGGATCTGTACCATACTCTGAAACATCACAAGTTGCTGGAGATTATGAAGTTAGTGTGTTTGAGGATGTAGTTGTGATTATCGATAGCGAAGTAGGTACATTATCTAATACAATTAACGTTACACTACATACAGCTTTTGATAATCTTGGCAAAATTATTAGAATTAAAAATCGCACTACAAAAACTGTAAACATTAAAACAAAAAATAATGAAACTATTGATGATCTAAGCTCTTATGATTTATTTTATAAAAATGAATCTATAACATTATTATCTGACGGCAATAATTGGTGTATAATTTAATGGTTTTGGTTATTTTTTACACAGCAAAATGGAGAATTTTATATGAGTTATAGTCCTATAGCTGCCGGCGGCGGCAATCAAAAGGGTTTGGTGTTTTTTGGTTCTGATGCAAGCTCTAACAAATTTGATTCGGACGGCAGTAATCTGTATTACGATAATAGCAAGCTGTATGCCCCAGGTGTAGTGCTTCCTGATGGTGGTTATATTGGTTCAGATAGTGCTAATAGCGCAATCGCTATTGATGCTAGCGGCAATGTAACTATCGATGGTGGCCTTACCGTTAATGGTACTACAACTACTGTTAATAGTACCAATACTGTTGTTGCAGACACTTTGATTGAGTTGAATAATGGTGCTGAAAGCAATGGTAATGATTCTGGTTTTATTATCGAAAGAGGCAGTACTGGAGATAATGCTGTTTTCGTTTGGGATGAAAGCGAAGACAGATTTACTCTTGGTACTACAACAGCTACTGGCGCAAGTACTGGTAATTTAGATATTAGTCTTGGTACACTTGCGGCTAATATTGTTGGTGATGTTACTGGCGATCTTACGGGTGATGTAACTGGTAATGTTACTGGTGATCTTACCGGTAATGTTACTGGTAATGTTACTGGTAATTTAACAGGTAATGTGACCGGAGATGTGACTGGTGACGTGACCGGTGATTTAACTGGCAATGTTACTGGAAATGTTACTGGAAATGTTACCGGTAATGTAACTGGTGATCTTACTGGTGATGTAACCGGTGATTTAACTGGTAATGTTACCGGAAATGTGACTGGTAATGTAACTGGTGATCTTACTGGTGATGTAACCGGTGATTTAACTGGTAATGTAACCGGCAACGTAACCGGTAATGTTACGGGTAATATTACTTCAAGCGGTACTTCTACTTTTACTACCGTAGACATTAATGGTGGAGCTATTGATGGAACTGCTATTGGAGCTAATGCAGCTAGTAGTGGTGCATTTACCACCCTTAGTGCTTCTGGTGGCATTACTGGTACTTTAACTGGTAATGTTACAGGTAATGTGACTGGCAATGTGACCGGTGATGTGACTGGTGATTTAACTGGCAATGTTACTGGTAATGTTACTGGCGATTTGACTGGTAATGTTACTGGCGATTTGACTGGTGATGTTACTGGTGATGTTACTGGTAGTCTTATCGTTAGTGATGCTGCTGTAGATGTTGCTGCAGATAGCATGTTCTTTAGAGATAGTGATGGTACTTCAAAAAGAGACACTATTGCAGACATGGTTGCTGGCGTTGCTGGTACAACTGCTAATACATCTCTTGCTGCTAGCAGCGGTGTCATGACTGTTCAAATTGATGGTAGTACTATCACAAGAAATGGTAGCGGCCAGCTCGTAGCTGGTGCTGCTGCTAGCTTCAAGTCTGTTGACACTGCTAATTCAGCTTCTACAGCTAGTAACGACGTAACTCTTGTAACCACTAGCACTAATAGTTTTACTTTAACTATGCATGCTAGTCCTAGCAATGGTCAAGTCGCTACTGTTAAGAAAGTTGATGATGGTAGTGGTACACTTACTATTAGCGGTAACAGTGGACATAGTATAGATGGTGGAAGCATCAATCTTTACTATGAAAACGAAAGCGTTAGCATGGTGTTTTATAACAATGTGTGGTACGTAATCTAGTAGTAGGTTTAATATGGGATTAAATTCAATAACATTACAGAGCAATGATAGTGATGTTATTTCAGGGGATATAGTTGGTAGAATAAACTGGGCTGCCGCCAGCGATGGCGATGGCCCAGTTGCCACTTCTATTGCGGCCAGTATTTCTGCTGTTGCTGAAGAAACATTTAATGATTCTAATAATGCTACTTCTTTAATATTTTCTACAGCTAATGATGCTATCGCTTCCGAGAAGCTCAGAATTACTAGTGATGGACGCACTGTTATATCTAATGGAAGTTTTGTTTCCAATGGTGATGCCCAAAATAGTTCGTATGTATTAAGAACTTCTACAACAAACGATACTTTTACAACTATTGCGAACAATGGATCCAGCATAAGATTAAGCAATAACAGAACTTTTATGTTTACAGCTAATATTGTAGCGCGCAGAACAAATGGTCAAGATAATGCGGCATATAAGCTTGAAGGCATAATAGCCAATGATGGTTATGGGGCGTCGATATTAGGCACTCCTGTTAAGACTATTCTTTATGAGAGTGATAGTTCGTGGGATGTTCAGGCTATTATCGTTAGTATCAATGTAGATAGCGATACGAGCGACGATTTATTAATACAAGGCAAAGGTGCTGCTAGTAAGAATGTTAATTGGGTATGTAAACTGGATCTACTAGAAGTAGGTGGAGATATTAGCGGCTATACAGAAACTAACACACAGAGCATAGCGCCAGACGCCATACCTTGATTTTTATTTTAAACACATTTACAAAGGATTTTATATATTATGTTAACAGAACAAGACTACAGGGTTATTTTAAGTGTTTTGGACGTAAGTGCCCAAAAAGGGCTTTTTAGACCAGCTGATTTTGTAGCTGTTGGTAATTTATACGATAAGATTCAGAAAATACTCGAAACTGCTGAAAACAATAAAACAGAATCATAGTTTTAGTATAATTAGGTGTAAATTATAGTAGTTTAATAAATTAGATAGTCTACTATAAGGAATGCTCTATGTACTGGCAGACAGAAATACCTATTATTGTTAGATCATTAATTAATGATTTTGAAGATAATTATTCTAATGAACGAATTATACAGCTAATTACTGTTGGGGCCAAATATGTTGTATTGGATCTAACATTAGATCAAGAATATCAGATAGATGTCGTGAACAATCTGATCACGCCCGATCCGTGTGGCAGCAATACTAGAGATGATACTTTTATTAGTTTTGTAGCTCTCAGAGCAGCTTGTTTTTTAGATCAAAGTACATATAGAACAAAAGCTGCAACAGAAGGAATTAAAACATCTCTTGGACCAGCCTCTTTACAAGTATCTGGTAATTTAGCTGGTTATAAAACAGTTTTAGATGTGGGCCCATGCTCTATATATGAACATCTTAAACAGCAACATAATATAGGTAATGCTAGTGCGATTAGTGCAGTACTCAGTCCTTTTGTTGGCAATAATTTTGACCCTAGATTTCTTTTCGTTTCTGATTTACCAGCCCGTAGTACTCGTGATGGGTTTTATAGCTAATGGATTTATCTCCACTTAAAACTTTATATAATAATCAAATAGATATACTACTCGCTAGTACAGGCCTAACTATACCTTGCTCTTTGGTATATGAAACTACTAAAATTAGTGAATGCCCTAATTGTATTTATGATACGATGAGTCGAAAATCGTCTAACCAGTATAAACCGGGTGGCCCTATATTGTTCTCTAATGGTCAAACATGCCCATTTTGTCTTGGTAGCGGTGTTACTAACTCTAGTGTAGCAGAGAAGCAGGTACATTTTGCTGTATTAACAGATAGTAAAAATTTTATAGGTCCTATTAATAAAGCAGATATTGATGCTCAAACTATATGTAGTATAGGTTATTTAGATAGTATTAAACAGTGTTCTAAGATTATATTTAATACAGATATAGATTATTTGACCAATAATATTTTTATTAGAGATAACGAACCCATGCCAGTCGGTCTTGGTGATAATAGGTATATTTTTACTAATTGGAAAAGATCATGATTATTGCTAATATAAAAATTAGAGAAACTAATTCGCAGATTAGTCAAAAAATATTAAAAGCACTATCTGGTGAAGTTGACAAATATTTCAAAAAAGCTTTTACTAAATGTAAAGCGGATATTGTTAGTATAGTTTCTAGCGCCATCACTAATCATACCACCTATCGATCTCTGATATCTGGTCAATTAAGAAAAGAATTTGGGTTGGATAACGCATCTTCTAGATTGTCTGAAATTCTTAGATTTTGGGAAAATTTAGAAGTGACATATACAAAACCTAGAATTAAAAGTAATGAAATTATTGGTTCTTTTAAATTATCTATGATAAAATCTGATTATTCTGATGTTTTATCAACAGCAGCAGCTGTAGTAAATACAGAAAAGGGCTCCCGATTAGAATGGCTAAAATGGCTTTTATTATTTGGGGATAAACAAATTATTAAAGACTATGAAATTAAATTTGGTAGCAATCCTAGATCTAGAACAGGCGAGGCTGTGATGATTGGCAAATCTGGTGGCAGATGGGGTGTTCCTCCAGCTTTTGCTGGAACAGCTAATAAAAACTGGATTACAGAGGCCATAGACAGCGTAGAAGGCCAGGTTTTTAAACTTTTAGAAGACTCCTTAAGGAAATAACATATGGCCGTAGGCGACGAGAAATTCACTGGTGTACGATCTATCAACGATTATCTATTTATTTCCAATATAGAAAATAATCTTAAATCATTTTTAGATTGGGGCTTTCTGAATGTTGGAGGCTTTGTTAACGTTAATAGTGCTGCTAATAGCTATAATGATAGTCCAAATAAATTAGCTGTAGTAAAAGATCCTAATTATGCAGATGGTCAGGTCTGGCAAACTAGACATAGTGATTGGGTTTGGGAAAATGTGAATTTTGATGGATCTTCTCCTACCCTGATTAGTGGGGTGAGTGTAGACGGAAATCCAGCTTCTTCTTATATTTTAGATTATGTTAATAGTAGAGTCATATTTAATGAACCGGTTTCCATCTCTAGTAATGTGTTAATGGATTATTCTTTTAGATGGGTACAAATTCATAAATCTAATAGTAATTTAATATGGTGGAAACAATTTCAATCAGATATTGTTAATGATACTACACAGTTTAATCAAAATACCGGAGAATATGCTATATTCAACCAAAACCGAATTCAGCTACCTAGTATTATAATAGAGACTGTGCCACGAGGAACTTCTGTACCATATCAACTAGGTGATAAATCTTTGATTTCTAGTCAAGATATTATTTTACATATAGTAGCTAATAATCCAGCTCATAGAAATTCTATTATAGATATTATTCGTTTACAAGAAGATAAAGTGATTTGGCTATATGATACCAATCTATTGGTTAAAGAAGGGGTATTACCCTATAATTTTGACGGGTCTTTAAATGGCAACAGGAATACATACGATGAGCTTCTTTATAATGAAGAAAATGACTATAATTTTGAGATAGAAAACGAAGTTGGAGAAATGGTTAAAAAACATAAATTAAGATGGAAAAAGTGCCATTTGAAAGATTTTGTGGTGTCAGAGGTAGAAAGTAGATATTTTTTCGAAGAAGCTAAAATTAGAATAACTGCAGAAATAATATTTGATGATATTTAACAATTGGTGTATACTATTTTAAGTGTTCCCACTAAATCCTTATAATATTCGATGGAGATTTTAACTATGGCAAATAATAGAGTTTTTTATGCCTCTCACGGTGTTGATGTTGGTGGCACAACCGTACAGGGCGCTCAAAGTGTAGGTATTACTACCAATTTTAATCTTGAGCAGGCTTTCCAGCTTGGTCAATTAGCATTATATGACAACATTTCACTTGACCCTGAGGTTGAGATTACTATTTCTAAAGTGCTTGATGGTGAAAGTACCATTTGGAAGCTTGCTACGGATGGTGGCAGTTTAATTGAAAATGCTAACGATGATACCACCATTATAGTTGGCGTTGGCGATGACACTGCTGCTAGTCTTACTAATGTTAGCGCTATTACTTGTAGCGGTATGTTTGTTTCAAGTGTTAGCTACACTTTCCCGGTTGATGGTAATTTAACAGAAGAAGTTACCTTTGTTGGTAATTCTAAAGCTATTACTGGAACTGTAAGTGCTCCTGCTACTACAGATAAAACTGTACTCAGAAGACAAAATGTTGATATTCCAAACTGCACTATTCCAACTGAAGTTAGCGGCAAAAATATTACTAGTATTAGTATTAGTGCTGACCTTGGTCGTGAAAGCATGTACAAGCTTGGTAGTTTAAAGCCTTTTCATCGTTTTGTTAACTTCCCTCTTGAAGTTACTTGCGAATTTGAGGTAAGTGCTACTGGCCTTGATGGAGTAGCTGTTGATATTCCAGATACTGCTTGTAGTGGTCTTGCTGCTAATGATCGTGAAATTATTGTTAAGATTTGTGACGCTGATGGTCTTGCTTATACGTTTGATCTTGGCGATAAGTGCAAGCTTACTAGCGTTAACTATAGCGGTGGAGATACTGGTGGCGGAAATGCTACTATTACCTATAGCTTTAGCACTTACAACGAATTAACTATCACAGACGCTTGATATTGATTCTGGGAATACTATCGATTGGGGGCTTCGGCCCCCTTCGATTATTTTAAAACAATAAAGGGAGAGAAAACAGATGCCTAATAGAATTTTTTATGCTTGTCACGCCATTTCCGTTGGTGGGCAGAATATTGCTGGCGCCCAAAGTGTTGGCGTAACTACCACTTTTGATCTTGAGCCAGTTTTCCAGCTTGGTCAAGTAAAACCTGTAGATGTTATGAATCTTGCTCCTAGTGTTGAATTTACAGTGACTAGAGCTATTACAAATACTAGCGGAACAATATGGAATGGCGATTTTATTAGTAATGTTGGACCTTCTAACAAAACCGTATGTCTTGGTATTGGTGATGACACATCGCCTCTGTTAAGTAGTCCTGGTGCTTCTATATCTTGTACAGGTGCTGGTATTAGTGGTGCTACATACAATTTCCCTGTTGATGGTATATTTACTGAAGAAATAACATTTTTTGCTGATAATAAACAGTTAGGGGGTAGTTGTGGTGGCGTCAGTCTAGACACTACTTCTAAAGCCAAAACTAGACAGCATTATGCTAGTGGTGCTCCAGCTTTAGTTACTGGTGCCGGAAATCTTACAAATATTAGCATTAGCACATCTGTTAGTCGTGAGCAAATTCTCAGATTAGGCAGTTTTAAAGGGGTTCATACTTATGCTAATCTTCCAGCAGAAGTAACTGTAGAGTTTGAGGTTAGCGCCACAAGCACAGATGGTGTGGCATGGTCTCAAGTAGGCAGTTGTGCCAGTCCTACTGGTGGAGCTTTTAATAAACAAACTATTGCTATAAATATATGTGGTAAAACCTTCACAATGGAAGACTGTAAACTAAGTAATGTAACTTATGGTGGCGGCGATACTGGTGGCGGAAATGCAACGATTACTTTTACTTATACAACATATAATAATTTGACAGTTAATTAAACGATAATATATGGATATAGAAGGAACACTATACAGGATTATTAATGGTAGCTATTATATTTATGTAAATAATCAAAGATATAAAATAGTTTTACCAAACTTACAAACCAAACAAGAATCTCATGCACTATATTGGGATATTTTAAAAAATAACAGATTCGATACTACTCATTGGCTTACTAGGAATCAGGCTGAAAAAATATTAAATACTAATGGAATATGGAATAGTAGTAAAGAAGAGGAACTAAAGATATTACAAAATAGACTGGATGATATGAAGATTGAGCTGTATCTTAAATACAACGACCTCACAATGAAAAAGAAGATTAAAGCTAGCCTTGAAACGGGTAAAGATGCTATAGGAGAATTACTGAATAAAAAACACTCTATGGATCATCTTACGCTAGAATATCATGCAGAAAGTGTTAAAAATGAATATATTATTACGCACACTATTTATGATGATAATAATAATTTAGTTTTTGATAATGATAATATAGATTCTTCAGCTTTAGAAGACTTTATGGCTGTAATACAAAAAAATGGTGTATCTCATGATAACTTGAGAGCTGTAGCAAGAAGCGATTTATGGAAATCGTATTGGGATGCTGCGAAAGGTGCTATTTTTGCACCACCAGCATATGAATGGACAGATGAGCAAAGGCTGTTGGTTAATATTAGTAAAATGTATGATTCTGTTAGAGAGCATCCTGAGTGTCCAGAAGATGCTGTTATAGAGGATGATGACGCTTTGGATGGCTGGATATTATTTTGGAAAAGAAAAGCAGAAAAAGATCGTAAGAAAAATAAACTTATGGAAGAAGTTGGTGGAAAGTATAAAAATGCTGGAGAAGTATTTATTGTAGCTAATAGTCAAGAAGAGGCTAAAGAAATTTATGCCTTAAACGACGGTAAAGCTATGGCAGAGATACGACATATGCAAGCTATGGCTAAAGATTTTAAAGACCCAAAAGATCATATACAATGGCAGGATTTACCACACGTAAAAATGGAATTAGAAAATAAACTTAATAAAAAACAAAGTATGTTAGCGGCTTCTAAAAAAGGATAATCTATGAAAAATCACAATAGAAGACAAATTGTTGAACAAATGGAAAAAAGATTCAAGACAATTATGATTGGTGCATTAGCCAGATTCGAAAATGAGTTTGGCTATCTTTGGAATGGGGACGAAGATCCTTCTAATGGTCAGGAAGCTTATTTTAGAGATAAGTGGGAAGATTTAAGAAGCGATTTATTAGACCATGGCAATGCTCAGATAAGAAACGGAATACAGGATTTGAATAATTATTTAAATCAGGTAGACAAATATCACCTAAAGATTTTTTATAACCAAGGAGAATAGATAATGGCCGAAACATTCAATTTAAAGATCGATGGAAAACCAACAGAATTTACTGTACAGTCACCAACCCTACATCAGCAGAGAGAGGGACAAAAGGTTTATAATCAGGCATTTTCAGATGCTGTAAAATCTGGATCAATTGTTAGGGCAAAACTAGATGATCTACTTAAAGATCAGGGATTATGGGACGATGCCAAACAAGCTAGATTTTTAGCTATTCAAACAGAACTTAACGATGCTGAGAAACAGTTAGCTACTGGTGGTATATCTTTACAATCTGCTAAAGGTGTTGCCTTGAGGATGAGAAATTTACGAGAAGAGCTTAAAGAACTCATTTCTGTTAGAACTAATCTAGATACACATACGGCAGAAGGTCAGGCTGATAATTCTAGATTCAATTATCTAGTTTCTTGCTGTGTGGTGTATAGTAGTAGTAAGAAGGTATATTTTAGTAGTTATGAAGATTACTTAAATAGATCCTCCGATCCTGTTGGAGTGTTGGGAGCACAAAAGTTGGCAGCTATGTTATATGGCTTAGATTCAGAATTTGAGAAAAAATTACCTGAAAATAAGTTTTTAATTAATTACAAATTTGTAAATGATGAATTACGATTTGTAAATAAAGATGGCAAACTTGTTGATGAAGAAGGTAGATTGGTTGATGAGAATGGTAGGTATGTTAATGAGGAAGGAAAATTTGTTGATAGGGACGGAAACTTGGTTAGCGAAAGTGGTGATTATGTTGTAGATTTTGTGCCTTTTACTGACGATGATGGTAAACCTGTGGTTTTGGAAAGTAAAGATGAAAAAACAGAAACTTCAACAGATAAAGAACCTGAAAGCTCAACTAAAGAAGAAAAGGAACCAGAATCAGAAAAAACTATTGAGTAAAGATATTAATTTAATATTATAACACCACAAAAATCCTCTATGGCTAACGTAGGGGATTTTACATATATAAGGTATTTTATAGATGGCAGCAGCATTTAATCTTACCGCACAGATTAATCTTAGAGGTCCTACTAATACTAGAGCTATTGCTTCTCAAATGAGAAAGCAACTTTCTGGTATTAAAGTTAAGGTCGATTTGGATCTAAAGGGAGCAGCAGCTAAAAATGTTGCTAATATTAATAAACAATTACAGTCTTTATCAAGAAATGCTGCTCTAGCCAATAAAAATGTTACCCAATTAAATCAAAGCATTGCTCAATTAGGTGCAGGTTTAAGTGGCTTAGGTTCTGGTTCTATACAGTCTTTAACCAAAATACAAAAACAGACTTCGAGCGCCGGTAAATCTATAGATACTGCCACATCACAGATTCAAGAATTTGGCAAGCAATCTGGTCTTGCTATTAGAAGATTTGCTGCGTTTAGTGCTGTTACCGGCGTTGTTTATAGTTTAACCAATGCTGTTAATAGTGCCTATAAAGAATTTGTTCAGTTTGATAGACAATTAATTAGGTTAAGTCAAGTTACCGGAAGTAGCGTTGCTGGATTACAGGGTATTACTAATGAAATTACAAGACTATCTACTAATCTTGGTGTTGCCTCCACAGATCTATTACAAATTTCTGTAACACTTGCTCAAGCTGGTTTAAGTGCTCAAGAAGCTAAAACAGCACTTGAAGCTCTAGCTAAATCTGCACTAGCTCCTTCTTTTGATAATCTTAACGATACTGTTGAAGGCAGCATTGCTTTAATGAAGCAGTTCAGTATATCTAGCTCTGAATTGGAAGCTTCTCTTGGTAGCATTAATGCTGTTGCAGCCGCTTTTGCTGTAGAAGCTGGCGACATTATCAAAGCTATTCAGCGTACTGGTGGTGTGTTTGCTAGTGCTAGTCAAGGTGTTAGTCAGGGTACAGATGCTTTAAATGAATTCGTAGCATTATTTACTAGCGTTAGAGCCACTACTCGTGAAGGTGCTGAAACAATCGCTACTGGTTTAAGAACCATATTCACAAGAATTCAAAGAGGTTCAACTATTGAAGCCCTTAAAGAATATGGTATCACTTTAACAGATTTAGAAGGAAAATTCGTTGGTCCTTATGAAGCTGTTCGCAGACTAAGCGAAGGTTTACAGGGTCTAGACCCTAGAGATGTTCGCTTTGGTCAGATTGTTGAAGAGCTTGGTGGTTTCCGCCAGATAGGTAAGGTTATTCCTCTTATTCAACAATTTACCACAGCACAACAAGCTTTGGCTGTGGCTCAGGGTGGTCAGAGCAGTCTTAGCAAAGCCGCAATACAAGCCCAAGCCTCACTTGCTGTGCAATTTGAGAAAACAAGACAATCATTTGTGGCGTTGGTAAGAGATATTGGCAATAGTACAACTTTTAGAACTATAGCTAGCGTAAGTTTAACAACAGCTAATGCTTTTATTAGTCTTGCTGGCGCACTTAAACCTTTACTACCCATGTTAACAGCTCTTGCTGCTATTAAAGGAGCCTCGATTCTTAGTGAATTTGGTAGCGGTTTTCTGGGGGGCTTAGGAAAAACTAGCAGTGGCGGAGGTGGTGCTACTGGAGGCATGCCTGGTGGCGGAGGAGGTGGTGGAGGTACTGGTCGTGGTACTGGTGGAGGTACTGGTGGCGGTGGTGCTGGCGGATCAGAGAAAGATGATTATAGCGATGTTATATTAGCTAATACAGCTGCTATTTCCG